ATGGTGTTGCAGGTAGAAGAATCGCGCGGCGCGCTGGATGTCGGTGAGGGTTTCCGGGCGGGTCATCTTTTGCCACTCGAACACCTGGCGCGAGCTGAGCGCCCATTTGAACTGGCGCACGAATTCTTCGAGGTGGATCTGTACGACGCGATACAGCGTCACCAGGTCGCCATCGATGTCGTTGAGGACTTCGACGGGCGCCGCCTGACGGCGCATGAAATACAGCGCGGCGCCGCCGGCAAAGACTTCGACGTAGCATTCGTGAGGTGGAAACAGCGGAATAAGGCGATCGGCCAGACGGCGTTTGCCGCCATTGCACTCCATCGACACCGTCCACCCGGACGGGGTAAAGGTGTGATCCACCGACTCCACCAGGTATTCCCCATCGAGGCCGCGCTTGAAGCCTTGCGCCTCAATCATGATTTCGGCAAACAGGTCGGTCCGCCCCGGCAGGTCGAGACGCACCGAGGCGGTCGAACGATTGAACGCCGCCAGACGGGCCTTGGCCGCTTCGTCAGCCGCCGTGCGATCCGGATAGATATGGCGATCGGCATGCACCGGCGGCAGGCCTTCGGGCACATTCGAATTGTCCAGGTGCGAGATGAGCAGCTCGCTGCTGGCCGGATCCTGGTACTGGGTGCTGACGCCCTGTTGGAGTCAGTGCCGATGATCCGAATGCTCGACGAGAAGGTCAGCAGCCGGAAGCCCTACCCACTCTCGTGGGAAGAGCAGTCGGTGTTGTTCGCTGAGTTGCCGGCTCACCTGCAGCGGATGGCCTTGTTCAAAGTGAACACAGGCTGCCGGGAACAGGAGGTTTGCAAGTTGCGCTGGGATTGGGAGATTTATGTGCCCGAGCTTGAAACCAGCGTTTTCCTGATACCGGCCAGCTTTGGTGGCAGGAATGCTTCGTCGGGCGTAAAGAATGGCGAGGATCGCCTGGTGGTACTGAATGGCGTTGCGAAGTCGGTCATCGACAAGCAGCGTGGCCAGAGTAAGGAGTGGGTTTATCCTTATGACGGCACGGCAATGCACAGGATGAATGATTCGGCTTGGAAGAAGGCCCGGGTGCGTGCCGGGAAGATTTGGCAGGAGAAGTACCTCCGGCCGGCGTTACCTGGATTCATTTCGATCCGGGTTCACGACCTGAAGCACACCTTTGGCAGAAGGCTACGTGCAGCAGGCGTGACACTGGAAGATCGCAAAGCATTGCTTGGGCACAAGAACGGTAGCATTACGAGCCACTATTCTGCCGCAGAGCTCGGACAACTGATCGAAGCGGCAGACAAAGTGTCGACCACAGATTCCAGAGGGCCGGCACTGACTATCTTGAGGAGGAAAACGGGATGCCCCCCCCCCCCGCAAAAGTCCCTACGCATGAAAAAGCCCAACTGGTTAGAGTTGGGCTAAGTCATTGAAAAATATGGTCGGGACGGAGTGATTCGAACACTCGACCCCTAGCACCCCATGCACGCAGGCCCCATGCAAGCCCCTTTGTAATGGCCGTTTTTACTGGCGCTCGCTGCAACCGACTGCCTACAAGAGCTTACAAGTGCGTGAGCAAGTCACGCAAAAGTCACGCACGCCTTTTTGGCACCCTCCCCGGCGTTCTGCCGACCGAACACCACCCCAAACTCCGCAACGCGTCGACGCACGCTCGCATGATCGCAAGACCTCAATAACTGTGTATGCAAACAGCATTAAGCAAAGGCGCTCCCGTGCCCCCCTCGAAATCGAAGACACCTCAGACTGTCTCCGCGAAATCCCCGCGAACTCAGGCGCGAGCGCTTTGACGTAGACCTGGCACGCCTGCAACGCAATCAGTCCTTCATCGCCGGCGTTGGTGATTCCGATAATTCGTTGAGCATGCGCTGGGTCAAGTCTGGCGCGCGCTCCTCCATAAACCATCAGCCCCTCACATTTGTATATTTCTTGTAGAATTAGACAATTAGATGGATTTTCATCAACGTACCGAGCTCTCAATGAGTGCTTAATAGGGATTGGAATGCCAAGGAATGCTGTGATAAACAAGCCATCTGCACTTGATATCGTTATGACGAATCACATTCGCGACTTCGTTGGCTACAAGTACAAAACCAATTGCCCCGTGAGCGTTAAGGAAAAAATCCTTGAGCGCACTGCCGCGGCCGTCTCCAATGAGTTCCTTGGCGAATACAGTCGCCTCAACGTTCTTCCTTCACACGTCCTCAATGAGCGATATGTGTTGAAAATTACGAGAAAGCTCTTGGAGTAATTTCAAGCCCTTGTTGCGAACGGCCCTCTTCGCTGCAGGTAGCTGGCAAATTGAGTAGCGCTCGGTCGGGTCAGCTTGTACGCCGTGCATTTCCGGCGCTTTCGTAAGAACTTCGAAGGCAAGGCTGTCGACCAGTTCACGATCCGCATGGTCGCGGAAATGCTGGACGCCCTCACCCCGCGCACGGCAAGCCAGTGTCGTGCGCTGCTCATTGACATTTTCAACCACGCCGCGGCAAAGGGGCTGTGCCCGGACAACCCGGCGGCCAGCACGATCAACCGCATCGAGAAGAAACAGCGCAAACGCCACACCGTCGAAGGTCTGAAGGCCATCAGGGAGAAAGCGCCAGCGTGGCTACAGAATGCAATCGACCTGGCCCTGATTATTGCCCAGCGCCGGACGGATATCCTGGACATGCGCTTTGATGGAGTTTGCGAGGGGTTCCTGTACGTGGTCCAGAAGAAGACCGCCAAGGAAAGTGACGCAGCGTGGATTCGCTTCCGGGTGACTGCGGAACTTCAGGTGGTCATCAGTCGATGCCGTGACGAGATAGCTTCGCCATACCTGGTCCACCGCAAGCCCGAACGTCGGAAACAGAAACAGGCGCAGCACAAGGACCACTGGACGAAAGTTGAGGAGAGGTATCTGACGCGAGCATTCAAAGAAGCCCGTGAGGCGGCGAACTGCTACGCAGGATGGAAGAGGAGATGCCGGGCTTCCATGAAGTGCGAGCGCTGTCGCTGCACCTGTACAAGAAAGCTGGAAAGGATGGACAGAAAATCGCGGGGCATGCGAGCAAAGGCATGACCAAAAACTACCAACGGGACCACGAGGAAATCATCTGGTCAGAGGCAATTCCGGACCTGAACATCAGCGGAGCCACCGGATAGTTTTGCGCGGGTTTTACGCAATCCTGAAACGAGAAAGTGGATCAAGCCGCTAAGTGATTGATCCTCCCACGAAATATGGTCGGTATCTGTGGCTGTTTGATAGAACAAGCCTCTTCATCCTTGAGTTTCGAAAACGGCGCCAGCCTGATTTACAAAGATGTCCAGTCAAGCTATGCGCCAGCCACACGGAGGTCTGGCGTAGTTTTTTAAATACTACCCAGAGTGTTGTCGGTTAGCCGCTAATAGAGCCGCGGCGACCATGGTAAACTCCTTATTTTCTCCGCGCTCCTGCTCCAAGGCCTCGAGCAACAACTGGCGCAAAGTGTCATTGGACGTCCGATAACACGCACTAATCGCATTTTGAAGTTCTGTTATACGAATCCCGCGTTTCTCGATAAGCTCCGCCCGATTTAGATCAACAGTTACAATCGTAATGGCACCACGTTCGCTACCAGCTTTGTGGTGTAATATTGGCCCAAATGCAAAAAGATGATCACTTGGTTCTTCAGAGTACGGATCTATTAGGGGGCAAGCAGTATCAAATTTATCCTTTTTCGCACCATTACAAAGCGCACAACAGTAACCTAAATTACTCCACTCAAATTTTAACTCCGGAAATTTACCAGGTGCTTTTGGGCGTATGTGCTCAACATCAGCATAATAAACATGAGCTACTTGAGCTTCGCAGTACATGCATTTCCCATGCGATGCATTCTGTAGTGCTTGTTTATTCCCAGGATACTTATAATTAGTCTTAAGTGCTTCAGGGTTCGGACACTCTGGCCGAATCAAACGCCTCATTTGCGACTCTCCGCAATCTCTCCTATCGCCTGGGGGAAAAGTCTTCCTAAGCCCGCGTTTTCCAACTCATAACGTAGATTGGCCAAGGTCCCCGCCGTGGGATCAGAGTCAGTATATTTTTGAAGAATCGCTGCGAGTTTTCCTACTGCCCAGTCAGGTATAGTTGTAGAAACACCAAGCACCTCGTCAAGAACGTCTACAGCGTTCTTAATCTCAGTTTTGAAATCAAGCAAATGGGAGGTCACTTTCCTCTCTTCGTTATATCGAAGCGCGTAAACATACGAATCCTCCACCGAGGTAACTATCAATGGGCTGTGCGTACTAACAATAAACTTCGCATGAGGGTAAGCTTTTAATAAGTTTGGCAAAAGCGTCCGCTGCATGCTGGGGTGCAGATGATTCTCGAGTTCATCAATCACTACAGCAAATGGCTCTTTCGCCTCCGTATCGAACATAAATATTTGCCAAGCAATATCAATTAGAGCGGAGATCCCTCCGGAGGCTGTCTCTAATAAAAATTCATCAGCTCCGCCATTGCAACTAAAAACTATTTCGTAATCCCTAACCTCAAGATCTTCAAAGCCGAGTGATTGCGGAAGAATAAGTCTCAGCGCATCACGAAACCCTTCAAAATTCTTAATCTGCCGAGCATCAGAAGGCATGATTGTCTTGGTTGGGCTACTAACTCCATAACCGTTAATCACCCACCCCAACAAAGTGTTTTTCATATAATAACTAACTGGCTCTGATCCATGCCCGCCATGCCTTTGCTGTTGACTGCTCAAAACCTCCATAAATGCAGCATTACGCTCTTTACGCTCCGTTCCTATTTGCTGAATACGCCTATAACCGTAGGTTTGCCGATGAGATGGAATAAAAAAAGAGCGCGCACTCTGTTCGTCGTGCACAATAACAGAGTATTGAGGACCGTTAGATGATGGCACGGAAAGCTGCGCTACAACTCCATTCGTATATGTAATCTCGCCAATGCCTACGTCAATGTTTGAACTATCCACAAAGGAACGCATGAGTGGAAAATACCTAAGAGACTTAGAGGCCAAGTCTGTTTTAGGCGTAGCAAGAGAAGCTTGTTGCCACCCCATATGCCTTGCTAGGAGCATGAGAATAGTTGTCTTACCACAACCGTTTGCACCTGTGATGATGGTTGCACGCGGATGAAAGCGAATGTCTACATCGGCGAACTGTTGCCAGTCCCTTAAGGTCAATCTCTCAAAATCCATATTTTTTCTCATAAGCAAACGGAAATTGAACGGCTCTCGTCATCAGCAAAGGAATCGGACGGCATGGATGCTAATCCTAAAATCTATGGGGGTCCAAAAAAAGAGTAATATTAGTAATATCCTTTCAAAAAAAACAACTACAGCCCTTGTAGATCAAGGCGTCCAGCCGTTTTATGCAAAGGCGATATTTGGGCGATAGGAAGGCGATATTATTACCTTTCTATTAAGCTATATTTTCATTCCTTAAAACCCAATGAATCCGGGGGTTTGGCGGAAATATTACTTTTCATATCGCTTCATATTACCTTCCCTTGTAATACCGAAAGCCCAGTAAAATCGCGGCCTCCAGACCCATTTTCGCCCCCGCATAGCTGATATCGCTCTTTTTGAAAATCCCCCTCCACCCTTAAGAATCAATCTCAATTAAAAACGGCGTTTTTCAGCGACCTGAAAAACTATTTTTGCGTACCTGTATTCCAGCCATAGGATTCCATTACGATGGCATCGAACTCGAGTCATGTGCGCTGCAACACGAAAGCCGTAGGATTGGCTTCACGGACTGACCCGGTGCATGCTCAGCAGTGAGATAGGTCTCTCCTGGCTTATAGGTTGCAATTGCGAATCGCTCGAACGGAATCTGAGACTCCAGTAGCTAAAGGAAGCCAAAATGCTAGAGAAATGGAAGAAGGCAGTCATTCACCTTGAGTGTGCAACCAGTAGCCAAAGTGCCAACGATTACCTGACGCGAATCGGGGAACTGCACGATTCGCTTATCAAGGGTGAAATCACGGACGCAGAATTCTCAGAGCAAATATCAGTTGGAAACAGAGATGTTCGTTTCCATGGAACGGCTCTATTCATCTCACATGAAAATCGCCGCTACTTGCTAACGGCTCGCCATGTGCTTTGGAACGAAATTGAGGCAAAACGCACCCTCGAAGTAGCCCATGAGAAAGCTCAAACTAAGCCAGTAGGATTCCGAGAGCAATTCCTACAGGATGCGCATGCAAATGCTCAAGATATAATTTTTGACATCATCTTCCGAGTACCCTCGATCGACGAGGTAGCAGCAGGCAAACCCGAGCCCGAGTTTTTGATGAATCTGGGGTCAGGGGCCCCTCAAACCAGGCCTTACACCTTTTCAGACCCAAGTCTCGACCTGGCTTTAGTCTCGCTTGACCAGCATGATTCTCGGTTCGCAGATGAATTACTTGAGAGTGGGTTTGAGCCTATTTCGTCTGATGACATTGCCGAGGGTCCAGAAGCCGAAGGACAAGATCTCTTCGCCATCGGATTCCCCAGCGCCACTGCCTTGTTAGGACAGGTGGACCAACATTTATCCAAAAAACCCTGGTCATCAAATCGCTACTCTCTTCCAGCATCATCATTCGGACGAGTCTCAATGCTTCACCCTCTGCTACCGTTATATTGGGCTGATATAAGTATCTACCCAGGTAACAGCGGAGGTCCTGTCGTTGCGAATGATCGCTTGATCGGTATTGTGAGTGCTCAAGCGACTCTCCCCATCGACGACGTACCACATGTACGTACCAGAATACCTTTCGGTCGTATTATCAAACCGAGTTTTGTACGTGAATTGCTTGTTGAACAGTGTCGGAAGGATCAATTTTTCAACCGATAGCATTTCCATTGAGGCGTCGCTCTGCAAAGTCAAGTTCGTGCGTTTGGGACGGTTCGTTGGAGATATCGGAATCCTAGCAAAATGTTTTTGCGACTCTGGCTCACCCAGCACTTTCGAAGCCAGCCCTAGAAATGAAAAAGCCACCGAGAAGGTGGCTAAGTCATTGAAAAAATATGGTCGGGACGGAGTGATTCGAACATTCGCTCCCTAGCACCCCATGCTGGGAACTGTAACAGCCTAACCTATTGTTTCTAAACGAATATAGCCAGTTATAAGGGTGGCAAAACATCCGCTTTTTTGTGCTTATGCAAACGGAAACACGTGGCCTCCAGAGGAGATTTTGCGCACTCCCTTCTCGGCGCCCGGCCGACCAACACTCGCCCTCTCACGTCCCAATCGTCGCCGACTGCTACGCTGAAAACTCCACGGAGGATTTCGCGATGCCAAACTCTGATCTGCTCCCTTCCCTGCTATACAAGATCAACGAAAACCAACTCGCCCTGGAAGCCGCCATCATGGAGCTCACGAATTGGGTCGAGCAGCGCGGTGCGACCGACGTCGCCGAGAATGTCCGCGCCGCCTTGGACGCCATCGATAGGAATGAAGAGTTCATCAAACTGACGTTGGCGCTTTTGATGACGCCGGACTAAAGCACGCAGACCGCCTACATCTCTATGATTCTTTTCGCCGGCGAGCACCCGATGTGGGTCACCAAGCAGATGGGGCATACTGACTGGAGATGATTGCGAGGGTATATGGAAGATGGATGCCTGCTGCAGATAACACAGCAGGGAACAAGGTGGAGCTCGCATTTACAAACACTATGCCCAGCAAAAATATTTTAACTCGTTGAAAATTATTATTTTTTCTCAGGCTTCGGGCTTTCCATTTCGAGAAGCTTTTTCAGGACATCAACTGAATCCTTACCAGGTGAACCGCTCTTTGAAAGCTCTGCCTGTTTATACATATATGGAAGTTCGGCATTTATCATAGCGGCGGCCGAATCAAACACCCTCATTTGATAGTCCATCATTTCTTTTGCAGAAATTGCGTTATTCATATACATCTGACAAACAAAGTAAGAGTTAGCTAAAAATAGCTGCATACCTTGGGTGCGGTGATTAAACACCGAGTTGGAACTAGAGATCGCGGCCGCCATTCCGACATTTGCTTTAACTTGCGTGGGCACATCAGCCTCCGCAACAGCCTTGAATGCTCGAGAAAGATCGCTCCCTACTTCTGTCGGCGCCTCAGCACAAAAGCGGCCGCTCTCGAAATTCACAAGCACAACTCGACGATCAGGCGTTAAAGAAAGCGTGCCAACTTTAGCCTTCCATAAAAAGCTAGAGTTCAATTTTTCCTCAATTACAGGTTGCTCTTGTGGCGGAGTAAACAACGAGCAACCAGAGAGACTTCCGATCAAACTTACAGCCATGACCTTGGTTATCTTAACCATGAGTTCACCTGATTAGTTGCGCAACAAGTTGTGTAGCAGCTAATTGACGCTAGACTATAAAAAAAAGATTGGATTGCTGCTCAATAGAAAAAATGTAACAAAATGAGTCAAAAGCAAATTTACCGACGCCTTAGATTTTCAAGACTTGAAAGCCCGAAGAATTAAATGACAGAAAAATGGAAGCTTAAGAACTGAAAGCCCCGTGCTATGTGGCATAGACGGGGGTAAAATCCCCCCCGACTCCACCAATTGAGACACCAACGAAGCCAGCCCAGTGCGAGCTTCGCTGCATCTGGGGTTTCATACATTGCTGAAGGTTGTTGTGGATTAATGTGGATTCATACAGCGCTCAGCGACATTTCAGCAACATCCTCCCTCCGGCGTTCTGCCAAAACTCAAACCTCCCTGCACCACCACGACTCCGCGTACAGGCAGCCGTCAACTTCCTCCAGGCCGCTTAGCGTGAAAGCGTTGGTCGCCATTCCCGAAAGCCTAGCACCCAGTAATGGTAGAAGAGGTACCGAGCTGATCAATTGAACTGAGGTGGCGGCTTCGTACCAACGAGTATTTCCATTCGGTTTCCCGCCATCTGAGAATTTTCATCTGAAGCAATCAACGGAATCTGAGCCTTTCTAAAAGCGCTGAGGATTAACTCCCTCTGTTCATCAGTGCCACCATGTAGGCTGAGGCCAACAGCTCTTTCATAGCCACTAAAAAAATGAGTTTGCACTCCAGACATTCTCAATGCGGCATCAAGATTTTCTCGATAAAGACTCGACTCTGGATCCCGCCCGACAAATGTCAACCATACCTCTATATCGGCATCTTTCAGGCAGCCCATTAGAACCTCTACCTGTCGACGAGTGACAACCCGCCAAGCCATTTCAGCCTTCAATTTCAGCTGAGCCAAATTTGCTTCTGCTGCATCCGCCATTGCCCTAGCGGTTTCTGCCTCGTTGAGAGCAATACGCTCATCTGCGAATTTCTCTCGAATGCCGCCACTCCAATAAGCCCCCATTGTTCCGACCAGCGCGAGGACAGCACCAATTACTAAAAAAGTATTCGACCATGAGTAAACAGAGTCTGCTAGTTGCGGAGTTATGCTCGGCATGTCAACGCTCACTATTAATAACTAAAACTATCATAGCTTAATCAAGCTGTGACGGAACAACTTCGCATCGAACACTTAAAGTCCGTGTTCACGGCACATCCTTGAAAAAGACGTGATGGCCGAGCTCCAGCGTCTGTGTGGCCTTTTTCGCCCAAGCCGGAGCCTTGCGCATAGTGGTCGCGTAGTAATGGGTCGCACCGCCGGTGGGATCCGGCACCTTTCCATCGATCACCTGGTCAGCGGCAATCCGCGCCTGCACGAGCTCGCGGAACGGAATCTGCTTGGCGCCACTCAGGTAGGCGAAATTCGGGTCGTTTCTGTTCCAGCAACTGAACTGGTAGGGCTTCTGGCACACACCGGCATAGCCCTCTCCCCACCACGACTTGGACTTTCCGTCGAACACACGGTTGCGGATGGTCCAGGCCACGGCGATCTGACCAGATAAGTTTTCGCCACGGGCTTCGCCCCATAACGTGCGAGCCAGGATGTCGCGGTCTTCCTCGGATACGGTGCCGCCGGTTCTGCCAAACTTCTCGAACAACATGTGCACCGCATACCTGAAGGTGAAGATTGGCGAGAAGCACATGCGAGCCCTTGGCGTTTCGGGTCGGGGGGTTATTGATGGGTTACGCTGCCGTTGGTCGGCGCCTTGCGCGTCAGTGCAATAGAAAACTATAGGAATAAACTCTCGCGCCGATATCAGTGAGGCAAGGCCTGCGCGCGTCTGACCTTAAACCTGAGCGAACGAGCACATTGATGAGTGATAAATCTTTGGAAGAAAAAGCGGCAGTGATGATCGACCCACATGAAACGATGGCCAGTATCGGACAGATCACTACCGGGCGCGATGCCCTGCAACAGCGCTTGGACAAGGCTGATCGCGCGGCTCAGGAGCTTCAGAAGCAACTGGACTTGGCAACGACGCTGATGACCCGTCTGCTGGCGGCGAGTTTTGCGTCGACCGGCAAACCTTCCGCGCCCCTGACAAACTGGGGGCTAAATGAGATCGACGTTGTCGAACGGGAGATGGCCTGCTATTTGAATCCTACCAATGAGGCGAATGCCGCTTGATAGGTCGCGCACTGAATGCCTACAGGCCGCGTAGATACTGGCTCCAAGCAGAATGCCGCTGTTGGGTTACCACAGCGGTTACCCATCGCGGTGTACCCAACCTGACTGGGCCTGCATGATCGCAGGCCCTTGGCGTTTCGGGTTGAGGTTACTCATGGGTTACACCCTGACCAGTGACCGCCGCACCCGTATCAATGGATGCAAGATTCAGTTCGGTTGATTCCGGTCCGCTTGAACGAAGGGTTAGACCTTATGCTGCAACATTACTTTGGTGGGACGGACTATCTATATTGGGTCGACTTCTGCCTGTCCCCACCGTCAGCTATGGGTTGAATGTCCCCCCTAACAGACAACTACATTGAGAGCGACCCAGCCGCTGCGTTATTTTTTGTCGGAGCATTCTGCCGACGCCCATCTAAACTGACCATCTTCTGATGGATCAGCACCCTTTCTTTCTGTTCGACCCCATTTAAGCCCGCCCATGCGGGTTTTTTTTCGCCTACTGCTTACAATGGGCGCACCTCTTGGATTACGCTTTTCTTGTTCATGGAGGACGCCCGATGCCAGAAGATCTTACCCCCGCCCCGCTCAATCCTTCCGTCGAAGACTTTATTGCCCTCGGACATACTATCGATGAGGTTGCTACCTGGATCGACCAGCGCGGTTCTACGTGTGTATCTGGTCGCATCAATATGTCAAAGTTAAAAACTTGGGCGTTCAACAAATCCCAACGCCTGCTTTCTAACAATCTAACGATTATCAATTTAACTCGCATGGAGTGCGTAGTGCTTGACTTATTAACAAGCAGCGAGGAACGCGTTGTTAGCAACGATGAAATCCTTATGAAGTTAAATAAGGACCCTTATGCTTACAAAGGATTGCCCATGTGCCTCAGTAGACTGCAAGCGAAATTCAAGAAGTTCACTAAAGGCGACAACCTTCTCCGTTCAGTAAGAAGTCGTGGTTACTGCCTTATCCAAACAATAAATCCTGAATGAGTTTTAAGTCTCTGGTTCATGGCTGAGAACTCTTTCACGAAGCAATGGCACGCGATCAAGGCGATCAGTTCTTGATCGCCGTCGACGGTGATAGCGCCAATTCTTTTAGCTTGCGCCAGTCCCTCCCTAGTTACTCAGCTTAGCCTGCAGGATCACCCGTGCCAGCATCACCAGAATGCCCAGAACGCCGTAGGCTGCAGGCGGCAGTACCCAGCGCTGCAATCGCACCGCCAGCCTGAACGCTGGATATCTTCAAAGCATCTTTCCAATGATGGATTGGAACAACTGACGACAAAGCCTTTTAAAATAGAGCCTTACAGCGAATCTCTACTCCAATCGTACCAATGTTGTACCACCAAGTTCCCTTCTACCAGCCTTTCCGGTGTGGCTAACTGCGTTACATAAAACAGATAACGGCCAGTAACAGCCATGCGAACTACCTAAAAAACGGCTATCGTCATTAGTGTCGGTCGATCCTAGACCAGTAGTGTACTGATGGAGCTCTTATGAAAAGGACCAATCTTACTGCTGTTGTCACCACCCTTCTCGCGGGCACCCTCCCAACAATTTCTAGCGCTGCATCTCCAACAGATCCGGTTTTTACCTTTGGCTTGCTGGGAAGCTACAGCGTTCTCGAATTCACCGGGCACAAAAGCACGAATACCGAGCACATGCCGGAAGGAGGATTATTTCTCAACTTTGGCAACAAAATGACGGCTCAAACCGGCTTTGTCTATCAGGCAGAAATAAGTGGGAAGTACTCTGAAAAACAGAACCAGACAGTAAAGGATGGCCAGGTCGACCTGGATCTTGGCTGGCGGACTGAGTTGAATGCGCGCAACTCAATAGATCTATTGCTGGGTGGAGGATACAAATGGAATCAATTTCAACCGGAGTCTAACAAGTACGACATTGATCTCACCAGTCGCATTTCTTTCGCCAAAATCGCTGCTGGCTACAATTATCGGTTCAACACTGCAACACTGCGTTTTGAAGCGGGAATTCGAAGGGTAATAAATGGTGATTCGCAGCTAAAAATCCATGGAGTCAACAGCGAGAGTCTGGATTTAAAAGATAACAACAATCCTTTTGCTGAGCTGGGTTTTCTGTTTAATCAACAAGGATCGATTCCGGTCATAGCATCTCTATACTACAACCGCTTCAAATATGACCTGGATGGTCAATTTGCAGTGACAGACCTCAACAAACTAACCTGGGATGAGTATGGCGTAAAATTGGGCTTGGTCTTTTAACGCAACGATGGATTTTTTCGATGGTCAATGGCCATACCCTGCCGATCAAAAAAAGATCCGTTTCTTACCCCCCTCCCTCCGCAACAGGTCGATTGCTGCCGGTCACGAGCTAAAAATCATCACCAATTGGCGCCGTCCCCGCCCATGGCTGGAAGAACGCCATGAGTCAGTTTGCGGTCTTGTACGGAGATCGATTCATCAGGCCGATCAGGTGAAATAAAGGCCTGCCTGACGGCAGGCCATTACCGACCCGCACACAAAAAATCTGACACCGTCCAAGCCCCCCGCTACAGTGGGGACTGATACTTGCCCACTACCACTGCCGCCGGGATAGCTGCTGGCTAGGAGGACTGACAGCCGGAGTTCGCCAGCAGCAATACGATCACGCAGCATCTTCTGAGCATCTTGTTCACGCTTCAATTCCTTGTAGTGGGTTTCTTCATCCGCCTTTAGCTGCGCCTCAAGCGCACTCCGATCGGCCTTCTGCTCCTCCAGCTCGCGTATCACGACCTTCAACTGGTGGTTGTCGTCGTTGGCGACCTGCAGGTCTTTGCCCACCAACTGCTGACCGTAACGCCAGTCCTGCACTTTCCACGCAGCGCCGGCACTAAAGCCGGCCAGCAGCGCCAAAGCCAGCATCAGAGCGATAGCCCTGCAGCTGGTGGGGATCAGTTCGATCAGGCGCATAGCACTGCCTTGGCCTTCGCCCACAGCTTGCGACGTTCTGCGCGGCCGTTGCTGCCGCCATTGATCATGGTGCTGATGGCGTCAAACAATCCAGCGTCAGTCTTTTCATTCAGACCGCGATCCCACCAGTACCAGGCAGCCGACAGTGCAGCGAACTCAGGTTGCTCGAGCATTTGCGGCTGATCCAGCAACGGCAGCCCGAGCGCCTTGCCGCAAAGCCGGTAGGTGTCTCGAAAGGTAATGCCAATTCCTCCTCGAGCACGAAAGCGGTAGCCATCCCCCGATGATTCGGGGCCGTTGCCGTTACGGTTGGCGTAGACCCGGTTGGCGAGCTTCTCGGAATTGCGCAGGTAACCTTCAGCCTCACGGATCTCGGAGGCGTCGACGCGGCCATTGCGGTTCAGATCGAACCCATATTTGAACAGGTGCGCTACTCGTTCGGCGTCCTTGTAGTACAGGCTTTCGGAGAGTTTGGTCAGTTGAGCCGACTCATGACCGACCTGCGCCAGAAATGCCGCCTGGCGCGGCCGAGTGTTTATATCGAAGCGAGTCATAGCCCGGTTTAGAGCTGGCAGGAAAGTGCCCACGACGGGCCGACAATTAGGAAGGATGTCCAACAGCTGCTGTTCGGTAATCGGGTTGTAAGCCATTGCAAAACTCCAAGCAAAAAAATACCCGCACAAGGCGGGTATGTAGTTGGACGATGAGTTACGGCACTACGACGGCCGGATCCCGGAAGGTGTCCGCCGCGTAACGGCCGCCGGCGGCGAAGCATTGGGTGTAATACGCAAAGTCCAGGGCATCGACCTCCTCCCAGCTTCGGCCCGAGACGGTCAGATCCTCGCAGTACCCCCGGTAAAAGATGTGCGAAGGATCAGGCCCAGTGAGTCCGGACGTCCACGCCGAGTTACGCCCAACGCGAAAGATCGAGGGCACGTAAGCCGTTTCGACACCCCCCACCTTGGTATGCCCCAACACCCCAATCGAGCGATATGCAGGGGCCAGTTCGTTCCGATTGGTCGATCGACCGCCGAGCAGCTTCCCCCCCACGGGCAGCTCACCCGTGTTCTGGAACACATATAGGTAGTTGACGTCGGTATGGGTCATACCGGCAATCAAGCGCTTTGCCCCTGCTGCAGCCCGGGTCAGTCGGTGCCATAACGAAAAATAGAATTTGTGGTCGTTTCGGTGGTTGAAGATGTGCGAGCTGATCGCGGCCGGCGGCGCGATGTCCAACCCGGCATAGCTTGACACAGCGTCGGCCTGGCTCTTCATCGCGTGCAAGCCACCCTTGCCAGTGCGTTCAACCGCGCCATTGGCGCCGGTATTCAGACCACCGGTGATGCTGATCAACCCATTCAAGCTCGACTCGGCCTGCCCCGTGACCAGCGCCGCGCGCCTGGCCGCGATGTTCGGCACCGCTCCCGCAATCAGGGAGCTATCCCAAGGACTGTAGGGGTGCGTGGGGTCAAACAGCCAAAGACTGCCATCCACCAGCAAGGGATCTTTGAAGTACACCGGCAGATCCGGGTTGTTGAAGGTTCCATTTACAATCAGTCTGATGCCGTTCATACCCAGCCCCTTAGCTGCAATTGAGAAAATACATAGTTGGCGTATGCAGGCTTGCCGTACTGGTCGTTAAAGTGCAGCCCATCCTCACCCAGTAGCGCGGGCGGAATCGTGTCGGCCGCGATGGCGGTAATATCGGCTTCGGTTTTCACCAAGCCCAGGGCGTCCATGGCCTCATGGATCAGAAAAGCCCGCACATCGCAGTAGGCCTCAGGAAAAGCCGCCTTCAGTGCGGCGTTGATGCTCAGCACTTTGTTGTACATCGTGGTGCCCGCCGTCTCGGTGACGCGGGTCGTTACTGACATCACCAGGTAGCGCTTGGTGCGCGGCGTCAGGTGCGCCACGCCGGCCTGCGTGGAACGCAGCGTCGACGTCACGGCGTCATCTACAAAGGCCACGTCATTGCGGCCGGTGGCAAAGATCGTCAGCGACTCGCGGTGCACGTCCTGATCGGAAACAAATGCGGTACCCGGTGGAACGTTTACTGCGGCTCCCGCTGCTGTGCGCGTAAACACCACTCCGGCCTCCGTCTTACTGATTGCCCCGGGAACTCCGAGCAAGGAGCCAGGCAGCGCGCTTGTACGCAGCACGTCCCACGTCACATCGACCGGGTCGGTCGTGAAGGTGATGGGCACTGGGCCCGAGGCCGGAACGGCCCCCGTCGGCACGGTGACGAGCAACTTGATACCCCCCTGACGCGCCATCACCTGGCCCGCCGTCTGGCCGCTGATACCGCAGTTGAACGTCGCCACGCCCGACAGCATCGCCTCCAGTCGACTGATCCAGGGCGTGCCCGGCGTACCGTTCTGCATGATTGAATCACCAAAGCCCGCGATTTTCTGCGCGTCAGACCATGCGGGGGACTCAGCCCCATCAAACAGCCCAACCGACCGAGGCAAACCGTTGCGGTAAAACAGCACGAAGCCGGCGCTGACAATGGGGTCGCTGATACCCGGCCCCTGCGCAATCAACATGCGGCGGCCGGTTTCGGGGATGGTCAGGTACAAGTTGCCCTTTTCAAGCCCGACCAGATACGGACAGGCCAGCACCGGAATCGCCTGCATCGCCGGGCCGCTCAAGGCCGACGGTGCGAGTTGCGCGACTATGCGGCCATTCCAGTCCATCAAGGGCGCGTAAAGATCCCCAGCCCCCACAGCCATGGCGTAATCATGCTCGGCGGGCAGCGGCTCGACCCGCTCGTCCACGGTCGCGTTGACGGTTCCCTGAATCGAAGGACCAAGCGCCTGATCCAGCATCTTGATTGTGTGAAGGGTCGGCCTGCCGTACTTGTCAATCTCGACCCAGCCGCGAAACATGCCGCCGTCGGTAACGGTAAACACCACCTCGTCGGACAGCTCGATAGGAATGGAGTCCATCTTGGAGTTCAGGTTGTCGGCGACCTCGGCGACGTAGGTACTGCTCGGATCATTGACGATGAACGCGGAGGTGTTGGCGTCCAGCCGCTGCCACAGGGTTCGACTGACTTTGGGGTCAACGCTCCTGGCGTAGAAATATTGGCCGTTCTGCACCAGCGCCCGTCCCTCGGCTTCACTGCCATGAATACGGCCATCAGTCATTTGCATGCTCAGCTCGGCCACTGCATCGGGAATGCTCTCCATGTAGAGCCGAGCCTGCTTCGCTACCGTGGGCACAAAACCAGTTTCGGTCTGGACGTCGCTTTGCGCATCGCCATGGATGTATTGATGCTGCTTTTCAGAAGCCGCAGTGGCTTGCGCGGCGGCCCCTGATAACTGGCCGGCGTAGGCCTCCAGCGCGGAAATATCGGTCATTCAGGTTTCTCCAGGCAATAAAAAACCCGCCGAAGCGGGTTATGCAAAACTTAGGTGGTTAGAACTTAATAACCGGGTGCCCGGCCAATCGCACGCCAATGGATGGTGACTCCATGGGTTACGGAGTCATTGAACAGTCGATACTGCGTGGTACTGATGGCCTGCGCACCGGCAGCGTTACCATCTGCATCATCATAGTTAGGCGTCACCTTGTTACCAAAGCAGTTGTAGACCTCGGCAAAGGGCGTCGGGAAGTCTACGGGAGGGCCCGCACCGTCCGTGGCGCAGTAACCGTCGCCCCACTGCTCCAGCAATCCCGTGGCCTTATCCAGCCGCCAACCAATAGGCGCCATCAACGCGGTGTTCTTGTCCTGCTTGGTCGCGGCCAGATTGTCGATAGCCGCTTGCTTGACCACCAACGTGGCATTGATCACCGCCAGCAAGTCATCGACTACCGCCTTGGTGTACGCGTCGCCAATCCCGTAGCCGGCCAGGGTGATGGCGTTGTTGGCTTTTTGCGACAGCAGCCAATCGTTCTCCGGCTTGGTGTAGGCATTCAGAATGCCGTAGCCGGCCAAGGTGGTCGCCTTCAACGCATAGTTCGCGCCGGAGGCCTGAATGGCCTGGAGCAGTTGCGTGGGGTCATTGGCATCAAGCGCTGGCAGATAAGCCAGGATAGCGTTCGCCAACTCTTCTTGAACCATGTTCAGCCACTCCGCCTTGAGTGGTGTGGGGGCCACCCCACCCGTTACGGTGCCGTAACGAAAGAGGCCCAGGGCCGCGACCAGATCGGTCCAACTGGAAATTCTCTGCATGTTATAGGTCCTCGATACCGGCCGCGGCGGCGGGTATCACGTAATGAACGGCGTTAAACAGTTGGTCCACTTTGCCGACAATGCCGTCGACAAGTTCCTGGCCAAAGCCCAGCACCACGTCGGTGTATTCCGGCGCGTCCCGCTGCAGCCGGCAATCCAGTGCGGCCGCCGCGTCGGTGCCATAGGTCTCAATGGGCACCGCGGCGATCCAGCTCCACGGCCAACCTGCCCCATACAAGAAATCACCGACGCTGGTCAGGCCCACCCGGGCCGGGCGGAACTCCTGAATCTCGACGGCGATCTCCAGCTGCGTGCCAAGCTTTCGGTAATAGCTCAGCTGCGGGGCACCGGTGGCGGTCAGCTTGTCGAGCACCGCCTGGCGGCGCTCTTCCAGGGTTTGCGAGCCGGGGACCGTGCACACATCCGGCAGGCCCAGATAACCCTCCCAATACGGCAACAACGCCGTGGCCGTGGCCGGGTTCAACTCCAGCACCAGCGCCTCGCCGTTGCCCTCGACCCGGGCCAACTCCGGGGCCAGGGCCGCCACGATCTGCGCCCAGTCCGGCTGTAACGCCGGATCAAACGCCGGCCCCGGCGGTAACAGCTGACGCAGCTGCTGCTGGTAATCCGTCTCGGTTAAAGCCATGTGATCCCCCCCAGCACCGCCACTTGATTCGCGCCCAGCAGCACATCCCCCGCCGGCAGACTCAAGGTATGGTCGGTTTCCCCCGGGGTGTTGCTGATGGTGTTGCGCACATGCGTAATCCGCAGCGTTTCGCCAGGCCCGCCTTCGTCGATGATCAGGCCGTGCAAGGCTTGCGTGACGGCCGCGCGCAGGGCGCTGCCATCCGGCACCAGGTGCAGGCTGAAATCAATCGGCCGTGCCTCGGGCGCCAGGGCGTATATCTCTGAGGTAACCGGGCGTTTCAGGTCCAGGTAGGCTTGCACCTCGGCGACCTGGCCGGGCGTGGGGATCAGGTCAGGATCGCCATCGCGCACGAACGCCAGGCCAAACGTGCCCGGCCCCATCCAGCGCGGCAAGGCCCAGGCCCGGGTGACACCCGGCACCTCCAAGGCCCACTCGACAAAGTCGGCCCCGTTGCCAACCTTGCTCGGGTTTTTGAAGGCCGCCTGCACCCGCGCGCGCAGCGCCTCCAGCGCCTCTTCTTCCGTGCCGCCAACGATGCCATCGGGACCAACACTGGCGGTCGCGTTGACGCCCATCACCGGTGTCACCGCCGTCAGGTTGCCGGCCTCGAGGTTGCCCAGGCTGCCCACCGATTCGGCCATCACTTGCACGGTGGCCGCGCCGTTCACCAGCGTGACGGCGTGCAGCACCACATAGCGGCGACCGTCCTCCGATTGGTAGAGCTGGCCAGCATCGACCAGGGCACCACTGGAACCGATGACTGAAGCCGCCCCAGTGGCCGCCACGGCCGGGTTACGCCCGCCCTCCAGGCGCCATTCGGCCCAGCGCAGCAACATGGCTTCGTCGCACGTCGCCGGGTTGGACTGGCGCGCGATCCAGTCTTGATAGCCGTACAGCTCGTAGGCCGTACCGCTCAACGCCCGCGCCGCCACCTTGGCATCCGCGCGGCGCAAGGCGTCCGGGGCATTGCGCTCAAAATCGGCCTCGGTGCGCAGGATCAGCGCCGGCAGCGTCGGAATCTCATACGCCATTGATCAGCTCCCAGGTGTCTGCAATATTCAATTCCAGCGTTTCGCCGCTCTGCTCGGTCAGCATCACGCGCAGGTTCATCCGGTCGTTACCTTGCCGCTCGGCTGTGACCGTCACGGCCGTGGCAATCTGGTCATCGAGCAGCCAGGCCAGCGCCTCTTCGGCGTAGGCCTGGGCATCCTGCAGCGTCTGCGCGACCAGCGTACGGCGCGACAACAACCACAGCCGCGAGCCGATCCGGTCGCCGGCCACCGACGGCACGCAGTCGCCCCACCAACCTTTACGGTCGCTGTCCTCCACCGCGTCATCCGGCCCAGCCCGGCGCCAGGTGAACAGGCTGATGGTCACCGAGCGGCGCAATAGATCTTCACGCGTCATGCACCACCCCCGACCGGCGGCCCGCTTTGGCCATTGCCCGTCTGAACATCGGAGTGCGGGTGATTGACCTGGCTGATCCCGGCCGCAATCTGATCGCCCGCCGACTCAATGCGCCCGGTGGCGGTGATCAGCGGCGTGTCAAAGTTCACCGAGGCCGTGGCCTTGACGTTCAGCGTCACGGTTTCGATGTCGATAACCCGGCCGCGCTTGAAATGAATGAAATCGCCTTCGTCGGTGTACAGGGCCACCTCACCCAGCTTGAGGCCCTGCAGACGAAAGCGCCGATCCGCGACCACGATCACCACCGCGTGGCTGCGGTCGCCGCCGATGAACCCGGCCAGCGCCTCGGCCCCCTCCAGGGGGCAGGCCGTGAAGCCATAGGGCTCCAGGTGCTCGACGTTATCCTTGACCTCACCGGCCAACAGCCGCAGCTGCAGGCTTTGCAGTTTGCTGGCCGAGTTGCCCAGGGCCACCAAGCCGCGCGCCAAAATGTTTCTCATGGTTTGTAGTCCGCTGGAATGAGGTATTCGAAGTTGTCGGTCTTCTTGCCTTTCTTGAGTTTGCGTTTTGCAAGCGCGTCGTTCGGCTCCGGCAGGAAGGCCTCCGGTGGCGCCACGCTGATTTTGGCCGTGGTGCCCTGCTCGCCCAACTCGTAACTGATTTCACTGATCAGCATGTCGCGGTCCAGGCCGATCAACGGATCGACCACCCGCACCAACATGTTGTGCCGCCACAGTGCGCCGTTACTTTGCCGCCAGCCCTGCACCACGTAGTTCACGGTCAAGGCCTTACCGACCGCGCTGGCCCGCTCCCACTCGACCCGCTCGCGGGCCAGCGCCGCGGTCAGTTGCCCGGATTGCTGAATGACCTTCACCCGCCGCCGGTCAATGCGCGGGTCGCTCAGGCGCGCTTCGACCTCACTGGCCGCGGCGCCAAAGCTGGTGTCGCTGCCGCTGCGCTGGCCCTTGCTGACGTATTCGGAAAACACGCTGGAGAAGTCCAGCGCGGTATCGCCGGACAGCAGGTTTTTGCCCAGCTCCAGGGTGTCAACAGCCCGCCCGGCGCTGCCCGCACGGGCAATCACCAGGCGGCCCTGGCCATCGTCGGTACTGAACAGCCGCGACAAGGTCAACAGCCGGTCGATGCTTTCAAACGCCGTCTCGCCAGGCTCCAACGTGTGGTCCTCCAGGCCCAGGGTCACCGCGGCATCGTTGACCACCTTGATCCCGTATTCGCCGGCAATCGCCGCGATAATCGTTTGCACGCTCTGGCCGCGCCATTGCCCGGGCTGATTGACCGCGGCGCAGTCGACCAGGTCCGCGGTGCGCGAGCGTCCGCTAATGCTCAGCGTGATCGACTCGCTGTCGTAACGAATCGGCGTGCTGAACACATAACCGGTCAGCAGCAGATCCGGGCCAATGCGCAGCTCCACCGCTTCGCCTTGGCGAATCCGCACCGGCACCTCGGCGCTGCCCGGCCAGCGCCAGGTAACGCCCAGGTTAAAATCCCGCGCCTGGCGCTCCAGGCCTGCGCCGATGCTGATGCTTTTCCAACCGGCGTAGTCGTGCCCACCCACACTCAGGGTGACTTTGTTCAGCTCGTCCATGGTTAGGTTTTCGCGACTTGAAGTTCGGTAGCGGGCACAAAGCCCGGGTGACGCACGCGGTTGCGCGCAACGATTTCGCCACTGCGCAGCGCATCGCCATACAGCGCATGAGCCAGCACCAGGGCTGACACGGTTTCGGCCGGGGCATACACGCGCAGCCCGACCCCGCTGCGGGCCACCTCGGTCAAATGCCGATCCAGGGCCACACGCGTCTCGCTCAGTGCACCGAAGTGTTCCGGCGGGCTTTCCCCCGCCACCGACCACAACGCCTCACTGATCGAGTCACGCACCGCCAACACGTCATCGGCCACCGGCACCGCCGTCTCGACCTCGGTACCGGCCTCGACCGTGGCCCCTTTCTGCGCCAGTTGCACGTCCACGGCCGCCGGCGCACTGCCCCCCTGACTGACCGCGACCGGCACCTCGGCCATGTCCAGCAGCACATCCAACAGCCCCGCATCCTGCACCAGGCCAATCACCGCGCTCTGAATCGTCGCGACCTCCGGATCATCTGGCACCGGCGCCGAGGTCTGCAGCGACGACACCGCCGCGGCCTTGACGCCACTGCCGCTAAACGAACCACTGGAGCCGTAGCCGCTGAAGGACCGCTCCAGACCGCTGACTCCGGACAGCAGGCTGTCGGCGAACGCGCCCGGGCCATTCATCAGCGAGGACACCAGGCCGTTGAGATCGGTGCCCAAGGTGGTACTGGGACTGAGGAATTTCAGCGCAAAGCCCATGGCCCCCGACAGCGCCGCGCGCACGGCGCTGGTGCGCTGCCGGGCCAAATCGACCGGGGCCATAGCCGCGTTGAAGCGCCCCTTGATCGAGTCCACCAGGCTCGGCGCCTGCGCCGCCAGCGCCCGGCGGGTGTTCGGCGACTGCACCGGGAACTCCAGCATGCCGTCGATGAACTCCAGGTTAAAACGCGCCATGCCCAGTTCATTACGGGCATGGGACAACTCACACTCGCCGGCGGTGACAGTCAGGCGCCCGAACCACGGGTGCACCAACTCACCGGCGCCGGGCGTGTCCAGCGCGGTCAGCAGCCGGTCGCGTTGCGCCAGGAAATCATCGCCGGCGACAAAGCCGGTGAACTTGTACTGCCGCGTGCGCCGCCCTAGGTCTTCGACGAAGGGTTGATCGCGCTTCGGGAACTCATGCAACTGGGTGCGCCGACCGACAGGTACGCTGTCGGTGTCCACCAGGAACGGCACCCCTCGAAAGGAGGCGCCTTGTTTGCGATCGCGCCATTCACTCATTACGGATTACTCCCTAGTGTGCGGTAGCCCACCTTCGGCGTGATCGACAGACCCGGCTGATTACTGGTCCCCGGATCGGCCCGAAAGCCGGGCGGGGCATTCTCGAAACGCATCACCAGGCCGCCTTCCAGCTGCGCCCGGTTATTCGCCGCGCCTTGCTGCAGCAGGGCGCCCGGTGCCGGCATGACCGGAGGACGTAACAGCTGGCCCGGGTCGAGTCCGGCCTGGGTCAGGTTGCGTTGGCTCTGTTGATTTTTCGCCAGGCTCACCGCATTGGCTTGCAGGAACGCGCCGGTGCCACCGCCGGCGCCGGCATTGCGCTTGCGTTGCTCCTCGGCGTAACTGGCCACTTTGGCGGTGAGTCCGGCGCCGCCTTCTTCCATGCCGAACCAACCCAGGATCGGCTGAATGTACGGCTTGACCTCGTCCCACAGCCCTTTAAAAAAGGCAGTGATCGGCGACCAATGTTTGATAATCATGTCCAGCGGCGACCAGTCAAATACCGTTTTCATGAAGTCCATGAACGGCGTGGCCAGCGCCTTGATCAGCTCCCACAACGCGGTGAAGAACGGCCCGATCGTTTCCCAATTGGCCACGATTAAACCCGCCGCCGCCGCGATAGCGACGGCAATGATGCCCACCGGTGTCGCCGCAAAGGCCACGCCCAACACCCGAGTGGCCACGGTCGCGGCGTACACCCCAACGCGCAGCGCGGTGAAGGCCGCGCCGGCGATGGCCAGGCCCTTGACCAACTGCGGGTTGGCCTGGACCAGTTCGGCCGCTTGAGAAATCATCGGCCGCAGGCTATCCACTACCGCGTTGACCCCTGGCAGCAGGGCATTGCCAACCGCCCGCGCCACACTGGCTGCGGCGTTGCGCAACAGCTGCAGGTTGTTGGCCGTGGTGGCCGCGCGCGAGGCGTACTCCGTATCCATCGAACCGGCGTATTTCGAGGCGTCGCCGACTTTTTGCAAGTTGCTCTCAAGCAACTCCAAGTTGGTCAGCAGCGGCGTAATGGCCGAGATCGATTCGCTACCGAATAAATTGGTGAGCAACGCTGGACGCTTGGCTTTATCGACCTGCGAAATGCGCTTGAGCAGATCCAGCATTGTCCCTTGGGCATCTTTTTGCATCGCCACAGCAACGCTTTTGGAGTCCAGCCGTAACGCCTTGTAAGCCTCCGCTTGGCTCTTGGTCGCCGCCGAGCCCTTGGTCATCGCCAACATGAAGTTCTTGATGCCAGTGGCGGCGACATCTTGCTTCACGCCGACACCGGCCATGGTCGCGCCCAACGCGGCGATCTGACCCGACGAAAGACCGGCGACCTCACCCAGCGACCCGACCTCCGTGACGATGGCGGAAATCTGCTTGGTGTTGGCCGGGCCGGTGTTGCCCAGGTAGTTGATCCTGTCCGCCAACCCGACCACATCGGTTTGAGTCATTTTGAACGCGGTGCGCCACGTCGCCATCATGCTGCCGCTTTCGTCGGCGCTCTGGTCGAAGGCAATGCCCATCTTCACCGCGGCCTCGGCGAAGCCCAGCAGCTCCTCCCGAGCAATGCCCGACTGACCACCGGCGGCGACGATCTTGGCAATGTCATTGGCGGCCATCGGTAGCCGCTCAGACATGTTGCCGATGTCCTCCCCCATCTGCTTGAACTGCCCCGGGGTGTCAAAGTTGACCACCTTCTTCACGTCCGCCATGACCGACTCGAATTGAATCGCCGCCGCGGCCCCGGCAATGAACGGAGCCGCCAAGGCCCCGCCGGTGACCACATCGCTAAAGCCGATCTTGCCCAGCCCGGTGCGCTCCAGCCCTTTGCGAAAGCCGGCGACGTTTTTCCGGATACCGGCCAGGGTTGGTGACAGCTTATCGACGCCGGTGATCAGCGCCTTGAGTTGAAACTTATCGGCCATACCCTACCCCTGCTGAACTTGATTAATGCGCTGAGCGTTCGCCAGCGATTCGGCGAACGTGTCCAGCGGCAGCACCATCATTTGTTCGGGTCCGATTTTCCAAAAAAAGGCCAGATCATAGGCCACGGCAATCAGGCCACTAAGGTCGCTGATGCCGCAGTCATGAAAAAACCGGCAATGGCCCAGGCCAATTTGTTCAAGTCCGACAGGTCCAGCTGGTTCACCGACGGCGCCGGAATCCCCGCACAGATGGCGATGTACTTGGCCGACACATCCAGGTCGAGCGACACGTCTTCGTTTTGGTCGATCTTGTACGGCAGCGCCTTGATCGCGCGAACCTCGGCCACGGTCGGACGGCGCAGGGTCAGCTGCAGCACCTGCTCGTCATGCGCCTGAATCGGCGCGGCCAGGGTGTAGGTCGTCACCTGACTCATTGGAAACCCCCTTTGCTGCCATCCCACTGAATGTCGATGGTGCCGTCATCGCCCTTAGCGCTGGGCTCGGCCACCACAAAACCGCCCGACAGCACGTACACTCTGCCGTTCTTGAACTCGACGGTGACCGTCTGGTCGGTGGCTTCCATGATTTGCTTCAGCGGCAGGTCCGCCGAATCGATAATGGTGGCCTTCACATACGGCACCAGGTCCTCTTCCTTGAAAAAGCCCGGCGCCACCGACTCGCGCTTCTTGTCACTCAGCGGCACTTCCACACCGCCAGTGACGGTGAACTGAACGCCGTCTGCCTTGATGTAGACGGTGCCCGCAACTTTCTGGCCCATGGCCTCTCTCCTACAAAAAAGCCCGCACGCGGCGGGCTATAAACGTTGGCTGGATCACACGGCGTATTGCAGACGGAACTGGTACTGCAGCGCGAAGATCCGCAGCTGATTGACTAGGTCCGGCGGGTACAGCACGTTGAGCCGATTCGGGTTGGTGCCGGAGCGCTCGACGATCAGGTTGGCCGCGAAGGCTTCGGCGTTTTCGACAATGCCCAGCTGCTCCAGCGCGTAGTAGCCGGCGATCATTTCGGCGCGAATCACGTTCGGCGAGACGATGGCCTGGCCAGCGCCGAAGCGCGTGCCGTCATTGGCCAACTTATGCCGGCCATACTTGCTGGTGACCCGCGCCTTCAGGTAACCGATCACGAACGCCGACTGGTGCAACGTCTCGCTGTCCAGGTAGGAATCATCCGCCTGGCCGAAGGCGTTGAACTGGTAGCTGGTGATTGCCCGCTCGATGCGCTGCGAACCACCGCCGAAGTAGGCCGTGGCGATGCCGCGGTTCAACAACGACTGACGCTCGGTCAAGGTGAAGCGTGTGCCGGCCGGGGCCGGGGTGATGCCCGACAGCTCACCGGTTTGCGTCGGCCGCGCCGGATCGGCCGAGATGAACACCGCCGTGCGCGCCGCATAGGCCGCGGCCACGTTCCACACCGGATCGGGGCAGCTGACCTCAAAGCCGTGAATCGTCGCGTGCTGATCGTTGCGCGAAGCGCTCAACGCCACCAATTCACCGAGGGTGCCGCGCTGGGCGGTGTAGACATGCCCATAAAGTTGTTTGGCCCAGCTCCAGCGCCCGCTGGAGTCGTCCATGAAAGCCTTCCAGGCATCCAGCGAGGTGGCATCGGCCCACGGCGCACAGATGAACTCGAACGGCTCGTCGCCGAGACTGGCCAAGGCCACCGCGACGTCAGGCGTCCCCACACCGCCGGTCATCGGGGCCACCACCGCCGTCAGCCCGGCCGGCGTGGATTCGCCGTTGTTACGGCCCAAGCGATTGAGCTGCAGCGCCAGGTCGTTGCCGCTCAGGCCGGACCACTTGCAGGTCAGCGTCACCACACCGACGGCTGCCACCGCCGTCACCGGCAGCCCGGCGGCATTCACCGCAGCCGCCAACGCCGCAGCCGCCGCCGTCGGGGTCGCGCCCTTGGTCACGGTTGCACGCACGCGGCTGCCCCCGAGGTACAGGCTCAGCTCGCCACCGGTGGTGGCCGTGCCGGTGATGGTCACGGTGCCGGAGGCCTTGACGCCGGTGCCCTTGATCGGCAGGCACCAGACCTCACCCGCTGGATCGCTACGGCGCCAGGTGTCGTACATCTGCGCGAGCATCGAGCCGATGCCGCCGATGCCCTTGGCCAAGCCCAGGCTCGACACCAAGGTGAGCTGGCCAATTTCCGCCGCAGTGGCGTCGTCGTTGACCTGCGCCACGATCAGCCGCGGCATGCTCGAGCCGGCGCTGTTGGCCTGCGAGTTGTCGACCTCGGCGTAGAACAGCGGCACGCGTAGATCTGACGGGATGTTATTAAAGCTGATAGGCATTATTCAGCGCTCCCAGGGGTGGCCGAAGCCGGGGTTTTAGTGGTGGCCTTCGCCTGCTTCGGCGCATCAGTAATGACGTCCCAGTCACGCAGGCGGCGCAGCCAGTACGCGTCTCGCGGGACTTCACGCCCCTCGGCGGGCAAGTCACCGCCGGCTTCAGGGTCGGGCACCACTCGGCCCGCGGCCGGGTACACAGTCATGCGGCTCATGGAGAGTCCTCAGTGGGTTGCGGTAGTTCAACGGAGAAAGTCGCCTCGCCCCGACCATCGGGGCCAGGGCGCTGCAGGTTGGGGTCAGCCGGATCGATACAGTCCATGTTGAAATCGACGCCGGTGAAACCGGGCAACCCGTCGAGTTCGAACTCTTGCCAAGTTTCGGCAGGCTCGTCGCGGCGATTACGACCAAGCTGGAACTCGGAAAAAAAGGTGAACTGGTAAACCACTCGGGCACGACTGATATGCAGAAGCGCGCCCTTGCCATATTCAATGTGGTCATACTCAGGGGATGGTATCCAGCCAACCAAAGCCCGCCAAAGCTCGGAGCGCAGGTCGTGCAAAATGTCGTTGTCCGCCTGCCCTCGTTCGTCAGAGGCATCCAGAACAATCACCACATTGAACTGATCAGTGATGTCCTGGATCACCATGTTCTGCGCTTTGCTCGGGCTCGCGGCGTCAGCTGTTGCAATGACGTAAGCAGCAGGCAGAGCCAAGTGTGCACTTTCGACGACTGCATCCCAGTCAATGCCGCCGGAAACTCGGCCGGCAAAAGACGGGCACGTCACTCGCAAGTGAGCAACGATCGGGTTCAGTTTCATAAAGGTGTCCGGAGGGGTCAGCGATCAACCCAGGGCAGCGGCGAACGCAGCAGAAAGAATCGATTGAACTTGCGATGAAGAATCCTGCAGAGCGTCAGCCATGTAGTTGTCGCGAGGCTTGATTCGCCATTCTCCGGCGGCACGCTCAGCAAGCGCGGCAGCCCTTGCGCCAATGGCACGGCGGTTAGATTTGCCCTTCCCCTTTCCGGGTGCGAGCTTCCCGAGTTTCCTCCCCTTCTTCACCCCATAGTGCAGGTAGGCCGGGTAAAACTCTTCCATTGCCGTGGTTTTGGTCGGGGAGATGCGAACCAAAAAACCCGACCGGGAAACCTTAAAGCTTACCGATTCAACCGTGGCGCCCGTTCGGTTAACCGGATAGCCGTCTTGGCCTTTACCCAGCACAAGATTCATTTGTGCGCGTTGGGTAATCAGCAGACCAACCTTGCGCATACCAGCGCGGATCTTCCGCTTGTCGAAGGCCTCTCGTTCAAAGCTGTCGAAGCCCTCGACGTGCAGATAACCGTCAATCGAAGCGGAGTTAGACATAGATCCCCACTCCGCTCTTGAGTTGGCCCAATTCCTCAACTTCAAGGACTGTAAATCTGTGCGCCCCATTCAAGTCGGCGCTGCGTTTCACTCGGTACAATGTCTGACCATGAACGACTTCATGAGCGTCGGTGATTCCAGGGTGGTAGCGCAGAGTGATGCGATGAGTGAGCTTGTTTTCTGTCTGAACGCTATTGGCATAAATTGCTGTCCCAACAGGCTCAATCTTTGCCCAGCGAGTTTTTGATTCAGAGAACACCGAAGCCAAGCCCATATCCTGAGCAGGAACATCCTCCCTGAGTCGAATGGTGATTCGTCTATTCAACTCACCGACATGCGGCTCACGAAGCTTGTCTGCAGTGCCAGCCATTTAGATGCCCCACCCGATTCGATACGGAGTCAATAGGGTCCGAGACCCTGCTGGCATACTGCTGAACTCATCACCTACCAAAGAGTCTTCGCGGTTGCTGTAAAGGTTTCCGAGAATCAGCAAACATGCCGATCGGATCGAACCAGTGATTAAAATTGGTGAAAGACCAGCCTCTCCGGCTGATATAGCTGCGTCCAGGCTAGGAGCATCAGCGTAGAACCTTCGATTCAAAAACTGGACCGCAACGTCTTCGGCCGCCTCAAGCAAAGTCGACACATACTCGACGTCATCGTCTTCCGCCCGAAGGTGCTGTATGGCGGTATCGAGAGAAATAACCGTCATGTTAGGCGCCTGGTTTTTGGTCAGTCGCAAGCCCCTTGGCAATCAGCAGCAGCGCCTCGTGTTTAGGTGAGGTATATCCCACGCCGCCTGCTTGGTGAATTTCTTTCCCGTCCAGGTAACTGCGGATTGGGTAGATCACCATCTGATTGCCAGAGGTGGCGTCAGCGTCAGATGCTGGGGGGCTTAACAGCGAAACAATCGTTGAAGCCTGAGAGTTCAAATCGGTAGAAATGCCATTCTGTTCCACCGAAGTACCGGCAGTGTTTCCGTCGTCGGCAACAGGGGCTTTCTCCGACCTTATCTGGTTCACGCGAGCCATTTTCGTGCCTCCAAAAGAGAAAGAGCCGCCTAATGGCGGCTCTTTTTAAAGTGGTGAATTTTAAGGTGCAGCGATCAGTGGTCCGGTCACAAACGCTTCAGGTCGATACACCGCAAACGCCAGACGTTCCTCAGCACGGATGGTGACCATGTTGTTTTCGAAGTCTTTGTCGTTCTCTGTCGACACCAGCACTTCGATGCCCATGCGATCGAAAATCTGTGCAGCCAGGCTAAATGCACCTGTCAGGAATTGGTTCTGGACAATGGCCTGCGTTTCAACGACGGGGAGATTCCACAACCGCGGCGAAGTGCCTTCTTGCGGCTTGCCGATGATGTAGCGGTTCTCGCCATCCTTGAGCAGCTCGATCGCGGCCCAGTCAATCGGGTTCAGCACGATGCCGGTAGATGGGAATTCAGCGAGCGTTGCTTGGAGCAGCGCCAGACGAATGCGATCAATGCGTTGCTCGGCATCAACAGTGATGCCGGCCGGTGAAAGATATGCTTGAGCCTGTGGGATAATACCGTGCAAGTTATTCCCGGTCCCGTTGCCGTAAAGCAGCTGAGCTTCTTCAGCAAGCAGCAAGCCGTAACGGGCCCGGGCGTCGATGTAGCTTTGCAAAGCGGCGGCGTCATCGAGGATCTGGCGGCTACCTTTGAACAGGTGCGCAATCGTACGAACGTTCGCGTTTTCCAGGCCGAAAGTCAGTTCGCTGTAAGGCTTCGCCAACCCCTCACCAACAATCGCAGCGTTGTTGGTAAAGCCTGTCTCGCGTACATACTCGACTGCATTGGCGCCAGTGGTACCGGGTGCGACCAAGTCGCGAATGGTCAGTCGACGCTGGGGAGCGAGAATCACACCGATACGCTCAACTGGCACCAGCGCGCCACCCGATGCAGGAGCTGAGGTGATTGCCGCACGAGGGACCTCTACACGGCGAGAACCACGGAAAGAGCTGCTTACCCCCTCCTCCTGCATCTTGGCCGCCACCAACTGACCGGCAGATTGTTGGACTTCAGGATCATGCTGCTTGCCAGCATTGACCAGCTTCTGTTCGGCCTCCTGCACACGGGCTTGCAGCTCGCCTTGCTTGAGCAGGAGCTCGTCAACCTTGCCGCGGGTTTCCGCCTGCATCTCACCGGAGGCTTTGATTTCCTTCTCGGTGCGCTCGGCGTAGGTCTTGATTTGATCACCGACGGCTTTCAGGTCGGCCTGGGTTTGTTTCTGGGATGCTTCGATTAGGGAAAGATCGACTGGCATTTTGTGTTCCTTCAGAAATGAAAAAACCGCCACACGGGCGGTTAGTAATCGGGCTGCTGAGACAGTCGTTTAGCGAATAGGGATGAGGCCCCGTAACGCTGACGCCTGGGTTGCGGTTTCTTCAAACGCGGATACATCAAGGGCAGCGCGAAGCGTACCCGGCACGACAGCGCGAGGCTTGTCGCCACCGGCAGCGCTAGGCGTACCGGTCTTGATTTCGGAAAGCAGCTTGCGTCGTTCTGTCCGAGGCATGCCTGACTTGGCGAGGGCCGAGTCTAGGCGGCGCGCGGCGTGCGCCTGGCTCTGCTCTTGGTCAATAGCTTCCTTCACCTCATCGGCTGAAATAAGGCCGGTGGCGAAGCCTTTCTCCATGGCGGTGGCGCCGCCCATGTAGGTTTCCGCGTCCAGCATGGATTCGATTATCTTCTCGTCCTGTCCGCTGGTGTCGGCATACAGGCCGATCATGGCTCGGTCGAACTCTTCCATGGTGTCAGCCAGCTCACGGATCGCGTGTCGATTCCCGGCAAAGTAGGTCCAGCAGTTGTGGATCATCAAAAAGGCGGTTTTGGCCACCTCGCGCTTTTCGCCGGCCATAGCGATCACGGACGCCGCCGAGGCGGCCAAGCCCAACACCTTGGTCGTGACCTCTTGGGAATGCTCCCGCAAACGGTTGTAGATCGCGATGCCTTCAAACATGTCGCCGCCGGGCGAGTTGATGTACACCGTGACGGGTTTGTCCCCGATGGCACGCAGCGCGGCGTCCACACGCTTCACTGTGACGCCCTCTCCCCACCAGTCCTCGCCGATGATCCCGTACATCGTGATGGTGTCGGTTCCGGTTTCCATGGCGGCACGGATGTCCGGGTTCCACATTTCGAGCGCACGAGGGCTCAGCTCGCAGCGGAAGCCGCTGGCTTTGATATTCAGCGCCATGGTTACTCCTGATTTTGGCCAAGCCAGTTTTTCAAAGCAGCTTGTGCGGCCTGCCCATCGGTTGTTTTCCCCAATTGATCAATCGGGGTGAGGTTTGTCTGTACGGTGAGCACCGCGGCATTACCGCCTTTGCGGGGCAGGTTTTCTTTAACCCGGCAGTCGTCCCGGGTGTAGATGCCGTTCTGCACCATCGTGCTGTACAGGGACGCCCGTGCGGCGCTGTCGGCTTTGAGGAAGGCTTCAAGGGCGAACTCAGCGTAAAAGGTTTGGCGCTCAACCGCCGTCAGAAGGCGCTTGTTCACGCACTGCTGGATCTGGCTGGTAATCGAACTGATGCTGAATGTGAGGAACGCGATCATCTGCTGTTCCAGACCCGTCCCCCAATTACTACCGGCGTCTGTCTTGCCGACCATCCAAGGGGGCACCCCGAACCAACGGCAAACCTCTTCGATGCTGTAAGCCCTGGATTCCAATAACTGAGCATCGACTGGATTGATACCGATCGACTCTGGCGTGATGCCCTGCTCAAGCACAGGCGAGCGGCCGGCGTTCAGCGCGCCCGATACCTGCTTCACATAGTCACGGAATTCTTCGCGCTGCTCAGGCTTCAGTACCCGGTCTACCTTGAAAGCCACCGCTGGCAACAGACCATTTTTAAAGGTCCCGTTGGCGGCATCGTCTGCGGACATTGCGGCACCGAACACGTCCGCGCCATAGCGAATGGCCGAGAGCCCGACTCGGCCGTCCAGGCTGAAGGCCGGAATGTGAAGCATGTTTTGGCGTTCGATCTTTCGTCGCGCGCCTTTTTTCGGTCGGTACCAGTATTCAACCCGGCCATCGCTATCGACCTCGAGGTCAACCCGGGACGGCAGCAGAAAATCAAGCGCGATGATTCGTCCGCCAATCCGCATGATCTCTGCGAAGGCATTGCCGCGCAGCAACATGGCAGCAACCATCGCTTGCCAGAACTGAAAGGCAGTCATGTCCTCGTTGGGGCTGGTGTGGATGACGTCGTAAATCGGCAAGTCGCGCGCGTCACTTCTGCCGCCGTCCAGCTCCCGGCGATAAACTCCCAAAGGCAGCCCTGCAACTGAGGTGGAAATAATCCGCACACATGACCAGACCGCTGACAACTGCATGGCGTTATCAACGGTCACCGTTTTACCGGAGCTTGACTGGCCCCCGAGGAACTGCCCCCAGAAGCCGCCGTCGCTCAACTTGATCGATTTTCCGAACCACTCCCCTAAAGAAGCACTGGGCTTTCGGGCGGCGCGGCCGATTACGGCCGATAAGGATTTAGTCACCTGTCAGCCCCCTGCGCACAAAGCCAGCGATGAGAAACAGCGCGACGGCGCTGGCCAGTAAAGACCAGCCAAGACCCGCCAGAATGTAGACGGCCGCAACTGCCAGGCCGAACCCGCACAGGGCGGTCAAAATGAAAACGTGTAATGGGTTCATACGATGATCGGATTCCGAATGGCTGCCATGAAGTCATCGTTACCCCGGCCTTCGGGGTTCAAGGAGATCAAGGTCACCGCGTTGAATAGGGCCATCAAGGGATCGATCTTGGCCGAGCCACTGGCTTGCTTGGTGATCAGGATGGAGTTCGCGCGCGGCTCGACCTTCGCGTTGCTGACGCACCAGGCCATCATGGGTTGTCCGCCGTGCTTCATGCCGCCTTCAGCTAACTTGCGTTCCGCAGTCTTGATCGCCCCGCCGAGCTTCCAGCCTTGGCTGATGGCAACGATTTTTTCCGGTGGAATTTCGCGCTCGATCATCGCGTCGTAAATCGCGCCGATCCCAACTGGGTCGACTCCCACCTTGTCCAGTAGGCCCGACTCTTCTACCTGCTCTACCAGATCAGCAACTTCGAGAACGTCATCGCCGATACGCTCCGACAGGGTCAGGTCGCCGTCTTTTTCAAAGTCATGGAAGCGAGGGGCTTCAGCCTTTCTTCGCTCAAGCACAGAGGGATGAGCCCATGCGTGCGTCCATATCAACCAGTCGCGAGTCCGTTTGTCCCGGCCAACGGCGGCAAAGCCGAGTAAGTCATCAAGCCCCCCGCCGTCAATACCGACATCAATGACGTCGCATCTGGTTATCAGATCATCGAATGTGAGCTTCTTTTCTGATGCGCAAGCCCAATAGTCGGCCCCTGCCCAGCGGTCAGAACGCAACGCGAGACCGATCTCGACATTGAGATGTTTGGACATGAAGCCCAGAACCTCTGACTCTCCGGCCTCTTGAGCCTTTTTCATTTCACGGATCAGAAATTTTTCGCTGACCGAGTACCCCATGTTTGGGTTGGTAATGTAAAAATTCTCGGGTTTTCGATGGTCATCCGCGTCGAGGATTTTCTGCGGGAACTCGTAAATTACTGGCAGGAAGTTCGGATCGACAATCGAGCCGTCACGAACGCCTCGGGCGTATTGCAGCTTCTCGCGAAATACGCCGGCCGGGGGCTGGTCAGACTGCGTCGTGAGATAGATCACGAAACCTTCAGGCCGTGACGCGAGACCACCGGTTGCTTCGCGTAGCATGTTCGCTGCATGCGGGTTCTTGCCAAACAAGTGCAGCTCGTCGACCAAGACGACGGCGGCCTTCTTTCCGCCAACCGTGTTTTGATCGGCGGCGACCACTTTCAACGTAGCGCCGGATTCGCGGTGCGTGATCGTCCGAACGTGGTCTTGCACATGCAACAGCGCCGAAAGCTCTTCGTCGTGTTTGACCATGTCACGCGCGGGGGCGTACGCGTTGTTCGCAACCTCGATCGTCGGCGCCAGGATGATGAACTCGGCTGACTGGCGCCAGTTTCGGATCAGCACGGTGAGCATGATCGCGGCGGCGATGGTGCTTTTTGCGTTCTTCTTACTGATGAGGAGAAAGAACTCCTGGATCAGCCGCTCACCAGTATTGGAGTTGTATGCACCGAAAATGGCACCCGCCAAGTCACTGATCCACGGCGCGCAAGATTCCCCAATCAACGGGCTACCTGGCGCGTCGACAATCCGAAGGTCGTTCAGAACCTGCATGCACGCAGCCGCCTCATCCGGAAACAGCGGCGGGAACGGTACCAACGATTGTCGGTTGATGATTCGCGATTCCCAATCTGGGCATGCAGTGTCCCAAGTGGGTTCGTTCACTTATTTCACCGATCGCAAATGAGTAGGGGGTGGAGGTGCGGCGCCAAACTTGCCTTTGGATGCTGTCTTTGCTGCGTTTTCCTTTTCTTCCTTTTTGCCGCCCTCGCCTTTGCGTAGATGGATGAACGGCATAAGGGCTTTCGCAGCGTCGACCCGAAGCTTCGCGTCCGCGTCGTAGTCGTTCATGGTCGCGATCAGAAATGCTTTGGGATCGGTGAATGTCATCGCCTTGGAAAAGTCGAAGGTGGACTCTTCACCACTCTCATCGAGATCCCGGGTCGGCGGTTTCGCCTTCGCTAGCTTGGCGACAGAGTTAGCATTTTTGTTAATGGGCGAGGACGTCAATGCAGCGAGGACATTCGGGTGTTTGGCCAAACGCGAGCCGGCGACCGATGCGCTGGAGGCAGCGTATCCTGCGGCGATGGCTGCGTCTTTGTTAGACGCACCTCCCCTCACAGCGTCGACAAAAGCCCGCTGCTTAGTTGTTAACGCCATTAACAAAAAACCTGTATGGGGGAAAAAATCTGTCCGTGCGGGGGCGAGTGGTGGCCGATGCTAGACCCTCCACGGTTTTGACCCGCCCCCTCCTTGGGTGGTGGTGGGTACTGGCGTGCCACATCTGCATTCGACAATGATTCGCATCAGCAAGAAAGGCCTCGGAACTTCACGCTCGCCCCGCTCCAGCGGCAGCCTCGGCGACGGTCTTGAGTTTGTGGCAGGGAACGCAGAGAGATTGAAGGTTCGCTTCATCGTCCAGCCCGCCACGAGCACGGTTCACGATGTGATCCACCTCCAGCTGAAGCGTTACCAAGCCACAAGCCTGACATGTGTACTCATCACGCAAGAGGATAGCGGCGCGCTTACGACGCCAAGGGCGCCCCCCTCGCCCTGCCCCCCAGCCTGCTTCACCTTCCGGTCCAATTGGCAGGGCGAAGGACCTGCCTTCGAGTTGTTTCATGCGAGGCGGTAGAGTTGTGAGTCGCGACATGCTTGAACCCTCTTGTCCTTTCGTGCAACGTGGCGCGGACTACTTGCTCAGCTCCGGCTGCAGCACTACCCGGGCAATCATCACCAGGAGGCCGAGCACGCCATAGGCAATCGGCGGCAGGACCGCCTGTAGCGATGGCATCAGCTGCTCAGCCACGCCCAATACCGCGATAGCACCGCCAGCTTGGACGCTGGTCATGCTCAGCGCTTGTTTCCAGTTGTCGATCAGTTGCATTTTTTACTCCTGCCGTTTGGGCAATTTGAAATCGGCGAACCGATCAGCAAGATCGGCGATTTTCTTCACCCCAAGAAAGCCGATGAACACGCCGGCGGCAGTGGCGAAGTTCTGCGGCAATCCGAAGTACTCAAGCAGCGGAATCAAGCCAATGGTGATCAGCGTGCAGAGCGAGGCTTCGAGTAGCGCCTGCCGTTGAGTGCCCCCGCCATAGATGATCCGTAAAGCACCGACCACGAATGACAGTGCACCGGCGTAGATCGTCGGCGCATGCTGGCTCAGCCACGCGATAACGAGCAGCCAGGTATCTGGTTTGTCGGGCATGTTTGGCATCTCGGATTCCTCCCAGTGAGGGAGTTGAGGAATAAAAAGCCAGCTAGGATGGCGGGCAAGAGCACGGACCATGAAGCCCATTGCTGAGGGGTCAAATACGAAAAAGCCCAACTCTATGGCTGGGCTCAGAAAACCTGTCGGTGATCGCGCAGAAAAGGGTGGGCTATTTCTTGGGCTTCGGGGCATGCCCCTTGATGGCGCGGACAAAGTTACTCATCCCATCCATCGCGTCTGTCTTTACAAGCGAGACCACCATGCCAGTAGCTATCACTGTAGCGAGTATCTTAATACTTGTAGCGATCGCCCCCTCAATCTCAGGGTTGTCAATCACTGTATCCCCGTGACGTATAAGCTCAGCCACTTTTGTCGGAAAATCATCCATCGTGCCACCCTTCGCGCCATTAGCTTATTGGCATTGTATGAACAATCCCAATAAGCGCCAACAAAAAGCCCGACACAATGGCCGGGCTTTCGAAGGTCGTCTCTCATAACGCGCAAGATCGACATGATGGGGTTAATTTACGGCCAGTCGGCCAACAGGTCAAGCCGCGTCCAAGAAGATTTGTTCCTGATCGAAGATCTCGGTGGCGTGAATCACCGCTGCCTCTTCGAGCTGCTCCAACCGCTTGTGGATTCCACCACGCCAGTTACGTCGAGTTCGCTCCGGCGACCCGGCGAGGTCCCAGGTGTTCATGTCGTAGAACTCGGCCGGCAGGACAATCATGTCGGTGGAGCGCTTGCCGGTCTGGACACCCTTCAGCTTGGGGATGGCCCACGCAGTGAGCGCCTTATAGATGAACAGTTGCGGCGCAGGGGAAACCATACGGGTCACCAAGCGGCCGATGGCGGCGACCTTGTTGGCTTTGTGTGTCGAGTACTTGGCAACCAGCACGTCCCACTGAGCCGGCTCAAGCTGACGATGCAGGAGCGCGTAAAGGCAGCAGTCGTAATCGAACTTGTCGCGCACTGACAATGAACTGCCGGTACCGCCCTGGCGAAGGTCGGCATCGATCAGCTTCTGCCAGCTTTGCTTAGTGCTGTTGTCGATGTTGTCGGCGGCCAGTACCCGGACCACCGTGCCCATTACGTCTTTATAGATGCCCATGGCGTTCCCTCAATCCCCGGTGAAGTTGGTGCCGCCGGCGCCGCGGCGGTTATTCCGTTCGTACTGCGCAGCCGGACTAGACATCAGCGGCTCGCGCTTCAATAGTTCGACTTGGTGTTCGGCGGCCTGGAGCCGAACGCTCAGCTGGGTTACCAACACCTCCAACGGCAGCGCCTCGCCGGTGTCAGCCGACACCCAACCGGAGGCATTGCACTGCACGCAGGCCAGCTCGTGGAAGACACCCGACACCACCGCGCGGCCACGGCAAGTCGAGCACTTGGCCAGGTCCAGTTGAGCAGCGCGAAAGGCCGGGCCGTGACTCTGGCTCATACGGCCTCCAGCAACTGTTGGTGCAGCTTCTTTACGTCGACGCCCTCGGTTGGGCAGTTACGAATCTGCAGCTCGAAGCCACCTTTCATGTTGATGACCAGGTGCAACATCGGGTTGCGCTCGATCACCATCGCGCTGATTTCTGAGGGGTTCACAGCGAGGCCGGTGGCTGGATTGAGCAAAATCATCATTTTTAAACCTCGCCTATGGTTGATTCTTGAATGGCCGTGCAGGCCTTATGTTCTGTGGTTTGCAGCGGATTACCCGAATTTTCGTTTCTACCGTCCTTCAACCCGTGAATCAGGGAAAAACCCTTGCCGTCTAAATGGGCGTGCCACAGTTCGAGGGCAGCGCGCTTGCGCTCTTCGACGGTGGTGTGGATGTAGGCCTGCACGTTGTGGCCCATGGCGTGGTTGATCAGCATCTCGCCAATCAGGAAGTCGATGCCGAGGTCGGCCCACCCGGTCCTGGCCAACTTGCGCAGGTCGTGACTGCTCCACTCGCCCTTCCCCAGAACGGTGAACACGGCGCTGGCTTGCCCTTCGCTCATGCCCTTTCCGCTGTGGGAGCGAAACAGGCAATCACCGTCATAACTGCTCGCCTTTTGCGCCGCTCGGTACCGGATTAGAAGGTTGCAGACCTGTTCCGTCAGTGGGAGCGAGTGTTCGACGCGGGTCTTGGTATTGCCCACCGGCAGGTACCAGGTGCGCTCAGCCAAGCTGATGTGCGACCACTGCGCTTTGCGGGTTTCGCCGATCCGGGTACCGTGACACAGCATCATCAGGGCGAGCATGGCCGGTTGCGGGTCAAACTCGAAAAGTTCATGCAGCCGGCTCAGCAGGCCCTCGATCTGCACGCCGCGAAGGCGCGCTGGCTTGGCTTTGATCTTGGTCTTGGAGAAGTCGCTGAACTTGATCCCTGCCATCGGGTTGACCGGGATCAGACCCAGCGTGTGCGCCTGACGGCAGGCGACCACCAGCAGGCCGAAGATCAGCCGGACAAACTCCAGCGACAGCGTCTCCTGAAGTGGCCACATCAGTTGGGTGTCGAGGGTGCCGTGGCGGACATCGGCAATCGCCAAATCACCCACGCGCGGAATCAGGTGGCACGCGATGGCTGACTTGCCCGTGGCCTTGCGCTTTTCCGAGAGGTTGCGGTCGCGACTCATACGGTCGGCGTACCAGCTCAGCAGCTCACCCAGTGTGGCCCACGGCGATACGGCGGCACCCGCCTCCGGGTCGGTGCTCAGCCGCATGCGCAGGTCAGGCAATGCCGCCAACACGGCTTTCACCGACAGGTCCGGATAGGCGCCGATCCGGTTCCACTTCTTGCGCACTACCAGGCTCCAGGTCCCGCGCGGGCGGGCCTCGGTGAATCGGAAGTACAGCCCCGGGTGACGAGGGTCACGCATCAGCACCGCAGCCGGATCATCGGCACGCCGACGAATCTCGGAATCGGAAAAGGCCACGGTCATTGTCATGCGGCCACCACTGTGGGAGCGAGTCGCAGGTAGGCGCGGATCTGCTCCATCGCATCGAAGTGCCCACGGCATACCACCGCGAGGTAGCCCTGCTCATTGAGCTTGCGGATGCGCTCGTGCTGGCTTGGCGAGATGGCGGCGTCGTTCGGCGGTGTCGCCTTGAATTCGATGTACAGGCCAAAGAACCCGCCGCGCGCCATGGTCAGCACCAGGTCGGGAATTCCGGCTTTCACGCCTTGGGCCTTCAACTTGCCGGCGACCGCCTTGACGCGGTGCCCACCGTTGGGCACGTGGTACATCAACTCGAACACCGCTGGGTAACGCAACTCAAGCTCGCGCATCAGCGCGGCCTGTTCCTGCCCTTCCCGGTCGACTGGCTTCGCGCGCAGGATCCTTTGCTTGAAGAGTTTGGGTTTAGCGGGCGTCATACTGTTTCTCCAGTAAATCGGTCGATCACTTCAAAGGTCGCAGGCCACATCCGCGCACCGTAGGTTTTAGCCATCTCGATGGAGCTGAAAATTGCCACAGCGCGGTCCTGTTCGAAGGTGAGGTCCCACTTGTAGCCGCAGCAATACACCGCGTAGCGGTAGTCGTCGGGGTTGGTTTGTTCGAGATGCGGATCAAGCATGGTGAGCGCTCCCAACGGCACGGGCTGAAGGCTTCAAACCGAAACGGCGCAGGAGCTGCTCACGGGCAGACTGGCCGTCCGTGGGTATCCCCATCCTCGAAACCTGCGCCTGGGCAACCCGCTCGGTCAGCTCGGAAGCCCACTCAACCGCAGGCTTGTTGCCGTCATGACCAATGCCAACGGCAATGTCCTCCAGATGGAGGCCCTGCACCAATCGGCGAATCGTGATGTCGTAAGCGCGGTCAAAGACCTTGCTGGCTTTCTCTGGGATCTGGTCGCAGAGGTTGTGGATTTCGCACTGCAGCGCAGCATGCCGAACGGCCGGATGGGACCAGGTGCGCTGACCAAATCGACTCGGATGGAAATTCTCCAGCGTCTCCCGGAAGGCCTTGTCGTGCGACGGAATACCAAGCATCTCGGGATTCGGCTGGCACCACTTGATGAACTTGCCAACGCTGGGTGCGAAGTCCCCGCCGATCTGTCGGCAGTTCTGCAAACCGTACCGGATCTGCTCCAGTGTGTTGATCTCAGCGACGATGAATGCCTTGATCCAGCTGCGCTTGGCGGCGTCGACATCTTCTTTTTCGGGCCAGGCCTGTTTCCATGCAGGAAAGATTGCCTTCAGCTCCTTGAACAGAGCGTTGACCACTTCGACGGTACCGGGGGGCAGTTGCTTCGGCTGAAACAATGCGACAGGGGGCAGATTACCCATCGTGCTGAGCAACTGATTGGCACTGCGAGACGCCTTCTTTTCCATCACAAATCCCCCAGATTTTCAGCCCAACTGGAATCATCAAAATCGGGCACCGGACCGGTCGCGGCTTTCACCTGTTCGCGCTTGACCCACCGGACAAGTCGGAAGCACCAGCCTGAGGTGCTGTCGACGGTCCTGGGCTTGGCGACGAAAAAGCCCTTGAACCCAGCGAACAGCTCGACAGTCACCGAGTCATTGGATAGGCCAGCAATGGCGAGCTGATCGGCCATTGCCTTTTCCGTAGGCTGCCAAGCGGCAAACATGGCGAAGCGTTGGCGTTCATCCAGCGCCTCGATGGTGGCCTGGTCTTGCTCAGCGACCACATCAGAAATCTCGCGCTGCTGCTCTTCGGTTCCTTGATGGTTCAGTGACGGATTGGGTGCAGCGGCTGCACCCCGTTCTGTCTCAGGCTGCACCCCGTTCTGTTGTGAGTTGCACCCCGTTGCGTCATCTGCACCCCGTTTTATACGGGGTGCAGGATTTGCACCCCGTGATAGTTGAAGGTCGTAAACAACTGGGCGGCGGTCATGGCGATCGATGTGTACGGCGGCAATGGCCTGATTGCCCTTCTGGATGAGCCCGACCTTCTCTAAATCGTCCAGCTTGTAGCGCACGGTGCGCTCGGACAGACCGGTGTCCTGAGCCAGGGTCGAGGCAGATGGAAAGGCACCAGCACCGTTCGAACCGGCATAGTTGGCCAGACACAACAGCACGTGGCGCGCACTGGAGTCTTTCAGGGATTCGGTGGGCAAAGAGAGCGCCCAGGACATTGCTTGAACGCTCACAGCGCAGTTCCTTGAATTTGTTCTGCCAGCTTGACGATGCCCGACCGAGTCACCATCACTTGCTCTACGACTTTGATGTCTAGCCCTTCCCCGCCACCGACCTTCACCAGCTTGTGCTTGAGCACACCGGAGGTGAGGCGCGGCTGATACGCAACCCAGCTTGAATGCGCCGTGCGGCGATAAATCCAGCGGTTCTGGTTCAGCCAGGCAAACAGTTTGGTGGGGCGCACGCCGAGGATCTGAGCGGCCGTGGTTATGCAGACATCGCCTTGTGTTTTTGCAAGCCGGTAGAGGGCTTCGACTTTCGGAGCCTGCTGATCGATGACCTGTTGCAGCTGTAGGTTTTGCTCAACCTGCAGAGCGGCAAATCGAAGGGCGCCGGGAAGGTCTTGCGGAATGTGAAAGGATTGGTTCAGTTGCTCTTCAAGTTCTTGCCAGCGATCAACGAGTCGCGCAGTAAACTCCGGGCACAGTTGTGCTACCACGATGAAGCTGTCGCGCTTGTTGACGTTGTAGACCGAAAGCTCGCGAGCACCGGCGCCCTCATGGGAGGTTTCCACCGACGGTGTAAACCTGATAATGCCTTTGCCAGCCAGTCGCTCGATGGTGCGCTTGACGCTGTCATGGCGAGACTCAACCAGTTCAGCGATTTCCCGTGATGACATAGCGGTACGCGACACGTTTTGCGAATCGGCCAAATGTGTCGCGACATGGCCTCTGTTGCTTGGCGTGAGATGGATGTGCATAATCGTCTCCTGAACGTTTTACCGCTGTTGAAAAAGCCGACCTCGTACGTCGGCTTTTTTGTGCCTGCAATTCAGGCGGTTACTTTCTGGCAGACGCGACCAATCCCACCGACTGAGCTATCGCTCTCAGCGCTAAATACCCCCACACGTCCTGATGTATTGCCGTCCATTTCCTTTCCCCCAATGGTCTTCCTGGTGCGATCGGATTAAGTGCCGACTACGCGTTCATTGCTCACCGGTCCCCACCAGTGCTGTTTCGTCGGTCACGTGCCTGCGTCTCAGGCAACCTTTACCGACTGCTCCATCACATCCAGGCTGTGCCGGACATGTCCGAGTTCTTTGCGGATTGCTGCTTTCTCGAGCGGTGACACGTGGTTGTCATCCAGGGCTTCGTGCACCGCGATGGTCAGATCCGCGACCTCTTTACCCACGTTGATCAGTGACGCGGTGAGAGCCTTTGGCTCAGGTGCGACTTTGGCAACCAGTTCAAAACCGAACTGGTCAGCCAGGGTCATCAGCGGGCGCATGTCACCGGTGTGCAACAAGATCCCGAACAGATGCTCGATGGTCAGGTGATGCGCATCGTTGTCAGGGTTTGCGCGCTGAAGCAGACTCACATGAGCAACGCCCATCTTTGCCGCCAACGCTTTCGCTTCGTTGTCCAGAACAGCGTTCTGGCAGGCCCGCAGGAAGTCTTCCATTCGTAAAACCTCGTTACAGTTTCCGTGGTGGCGCAATGCCAATAAGGCGATCATTCGTTTATCAGCTGATCGGGGGGGAACTCGCGGGCTAGGCAGCAGATTTGGTTGGCTCGGAACTGCGCAGATAGGCCCAGTCGATATCGGGACGCATCACTTCACAGGTCACCGAACGCGAGGATTCGCGCTCAATGCTGATAGCAAGAGCCGCACCCGGGCGCCGATAACCATATGCAACCTGCTTGATCTGGCCGACGGTCGTGCCGCAGCTAGTCGCGAAGTCTTCAAGGGTCTGTTTGTCGAATGGCTTGATGTAGTCGTGCAGATTCATGGGTGCACCTCCGTATTGCCTGCAAGATTAGCAACTGCTAATCATGCAGGCAATAGCAGACTGTAATTTACTGATTGCTAACTGAAAGCGATTATTGGCAAATGGATATCAACCAAACCCGAGTGAAAGCCCTCAAAGCCGTAATGGCCGGGGCATCCCAGAAAGACTTCGCCAATCAATACGGCTTGGATGCGTCGTACCTGTCCCAAATTTTGAATGGGCACAGGAACCTCGGCGAGAAAGCGGCGGCGAACCTGGAAGATAAGATCGGCCTACCGAAAGGAAGCTTGGTCAGCCCGTCTGCGCCCGAAGAACAGGCTCCGATAACGCCAGTGGCATCTGCGACAGAACAGCTGAAGCTGGCTCTAGCAAGAGTTAAGGGGCTGTCTGACGAGGCGCGGAACCGTTTACTTGCTGTTGCGGATGAACCCCAGAAGAGCAATGTTGTAGCGGGCGACTTCTCCCGCCCTGGCCTGGTTGGCGACGAGGTATGGATCGCGCATTACGACATCCGCGCTGCCATGGGTGGCGGGCAGATCGCTGCCGATTACCCAGAAATGTTTCAGGACGTCCGGGTAAGCCCGAAGCATCTGCGCGAGCTGGGCGTGGACTTCGAAGAGCACTACCACTTGAAGATGGTCACCGGCTGGGGCCAGTCGATGGAGCCGACAATCAAGCATCGCGACCCGCTGATCGTCGACGTGCACATTCGGGAGTTCGTCGGTGACGGGATCTATCTGTTTTCGTGGGACGACCACATCTACATCAAGCGCCTGCAAGTGGCCGATGAAGACCACTTCGAGATGATTTCCGACAATACCCGGCACAAAGACCGGATGATTCGTCGAGATATGACGTTCATCCAGGCGAGAGTGCTGCTGGTGTGGAACGCTCACCTAGTGTAGCGCCCCAAAGCGTGAGTAATGTAGCGACTGAGTGGACTTTGGATGAAAGATGCGATCAAGGAAATCACCGATGCTCTAGACCAGCAGATGGAGCTGAATTTTTTCATGGCTCACAAGCTGATAGAGCTGTCCCCGCCCGACGAACGAAAGCGCCTGAAGAAAGAGCTGCATACTCGACTGAGCACGCTAAGGGAGCGAACCCTGAAAGCTACTGTCGCGCTTGATAGATTGGTGAGCGATCACAAGCCGTCGCGATCCTCAGTGCTGCTGACAATCAAGAAATGGTTTTCCCCCAGCTAATATCTGACACTCCAAAGATTTTCAGGAGGCTCCTCACACCAATCCCAACCAAGAGCAGTGAAGGATGGAAGGATTGTGCGAGCGAAGTCGGAGTAATTTGGCGCGGCGTGGATTTGTACTAGATCTGGATCGAGGGTTGATGGAATGGCGCACTCACTTCACTACCAGATAGGGGAATCCGTCCATACCATCGAGGCTAAGGTGGGGAAGCTACTCGATTTGGCAGCAACGCTAAGAGATGCAGGGGAAGAAGACCTGGCTGTAACCGTCTCGGCCCAGGCGAATAAGCTGCTGGAGGCTGCAGTAGCACTGAGAATCGCTCTGGCGGATTAAGGGATCGGCGATTACCACTCGGTCCTAGGACATTTGTGCTGTCAGGTTATGTATTCGCGCTAAAAAATGAATGACAAGCAATGCCCTGCAAACGGGTTACTCGATGACGAAGAAACAGACGGAAAGTAGAGCAGCAGCAACTGCCGCCGAAATTGAGCGTTCTATCCAAGCCCTGAATAAGATGGCTGAACGCCTTTGGGGTGAGGGTCGCGAGGCGGAGGCGAAAGCCCTTCTTGATGCCTTGGATTCTCTAAACCGGGCACTCGATCGGATCAGGATTGGCGAAAGTCGCAGAGTTGTGACTCTTCATTGACGGCTGCCATGGACTCGATAATGTGTATGAGGCGTAGATGACACTCACCAAACCCAACCAAGATCTCAAGCGTGACCTCCAGGGAATAGCCTCCGATTTGAAGTGGTCGGCCGTGGAGTTAGTTCGGATTGCCGAGCGGCTAAGCCACGCAGGTAATGGACCAGACGCTGAGGCGCTCCGAAGGATGGTCACAGTCTTCCAGCAAGGTGAGAGTCGGTTAGATGGCTGGATTAAAGAAATCAGTGCAGGTCAGGTAGTCCGGCCAGTGAAGGCAGACCACTGTCAATGATCGCGGCAGGGATTGGCGGGAGGTTGTCATGGCACTTAACAAACCCAATCAAGAGCTACGCCGCGACTTGAAAGCCGCTGCATACTCCCTCGAAGAAGCTGCCCTGGAAATGTTCAGGCTTGCAAAAAAGCGCGGGGATACTGAGCTTCTGGAGGCAATGGAGACGATCGAGAAGCTGCATGAGCAAGCTGATCGATTGACTGCATATGCCGAAGAGGTGAAGGGCAGAAAGATTGTGCGAACCAAGTCAGAATAGATGGCGCGACGGGGAATGAAAGCTCTACTTAATTCAAGGATCGGACTATGCAATTGGATGCATTCATAGAAGAGAGCGAGCTAGTCTCTTTCGAAATTCGCTATGAAGGCAGGGATGCTATCGAACACCGACTTGAGATGAGTTCTCTTGCGGTGTCGCTTGATGGCTTCAGCCGTGTCTACTCAGTAGTCGGCCATTTCGTCGCCACCGGTCAATACGCTAAGCAATTGCCAGGACTTACTGCTAGAACCTATGCTCAAGAGAGCCAAGCGAAATGCTTTAGTGTTCCAGGCTTGATGGCTATGGCGAATTCGGCAGGTCTTTTTCAGGGGCTGGCAGGCGCGGTTTTCACCCTGATCATTGGTCATGTGCTGAATAAAAACAGCACCGCAAAGGAAGAGATGAAACACTTAAGAGAGCTTTTCGAGAAGCAGCTAGGGTACAGCCAAACTGTATCGGAGCGGATGCTCGAAACCATTGATAAATTAGCTGGAGCGCTACAGCCTTCGGTTAAGAAGTCTATGGCCCCTGTCGGGGAGAGCTGCGATCGTATCGATCTCTACATCCGGGGTGAGAAGCATCAGTCCATTGACCAAGCAATGAAGGACGCCGCCGACGCGGACGAGCCAAGCGAGATCCTTGCTGAACAAACCTATTTAGTTGGCATTACTGAACTCGATCGCCTTAAGAGGACGTGCAAGGTGCATTTCGCTCATCCAGACAGCGAAGAAGATATGGATGAGGACGGCTCCCCGCGCCGCATAGCTGCTGATATAACCGACCCGGCCGCCATTCTCGAAAAGAACGCATACCTATCTGCTTTCGTAGACGCCAAACTGATAAATGTAAAAGCTAAAGCGCTGCTTCGTAATGGAATCATCTCTCGCCTTTACATATCCGACGCGCTCTAGCGCCTGAGATGGCTCAATTTAGCCCGGTCCAGCGCCGGGCTTTTCGTATCCGCCCTGTAATACCTCCGTCACACCTACCAAGCACAATGCAGTCAGCCAAACGGATTTGGCCCATCTACAGAGAGCCCGGCCTAGTGCCGGGCTTTTTCATTCGTAACCGTCCGGTTAACACAACTGGAAAACCTCCGCCCTATGTGATCGCGAGCGCTTTCCGGCAACGCTTCTCGTAAATGAAACGCAAGGTCGACGCACTCTGCCGCTCCGCCTCAAACGCTCCCCAGTTCTCGTACGGTGGCTGCAGAACAGAACAAAGCAATGAGCGGATCTTCTCTGGATCAGCAGCTCCTTCAACTCTCGGCTTCTCATCCAGGAGGAACTCCTTCATGAGATCAGGTTGGTCAAGATGAAGCGGCACGTGCCAAGGCAACCTGCTGGACGTGCCATCGAAGATCACGAACAGCGCGGGCCTGGCCTTGTAGTGAGACGTCGTGAGCCAGAAGAGCGCTTGCACGAAGCGATCTAAATAGTCCTCCAGCCGCACTCTGAGCGTTCGCTCCGTGCAAAATGTCGAGCGCTTGTCATTGGCTTCCAACTGGAAGGTGAAAAAGCGCGGTGTACCGTCAGCAGTGACGAGCCCTGCGCCGTAGTCTCCTACCATCTCAATAATCGGATCGACTTGAACGTAGTTGTGAAAATCAAGGTTCTGTCGGAGCCCATACGCGTCATCGTAGTCATCATCGCTATGAGCGTTGCCAGCCCGCGAACTGTGGTAGGCAGAATTGTTTTGGTTTAGCTGATTGCTGCGGTTATCACGATCACTTTTGCTCGACATCGTAGAACACTTCCTCCTTAGAGTTTTGGTTACGGGCCGGTCTTATCGCCGCAGCCCCCAAACGTCTGTGTCGAAGCGTAGTAGCTCATTGAGCGTAGCCAAGGAAATGCGGGGCTGCTCGCACTCTTGAGCGACTTGGCCCTTGAAGGAGATGGACCTCCGTGCGCGAACTTTTTGTTGCCCTTGACGCCTAACCGTTCCGACTCGCGTACTTATCAAAGGAATGGCCATGCTGAATGAACGTAGCCCTGCCCGGCTCCATCGCATCAACCAAGAGATCGAGGCCCTCGGTCGCGCAATAGAAGAAATCATTACCTGGATCGATCAGTGCGACTCTGATGAAGTATCTGAACGCATCAATGATCACTTGGCCGTGGTTTCCGGAGACGCCGATTTCATAGCTGAATTAGTTTCCGAGCTGGAAACTGAGCGTGAGCCTGAGGTGGTTATGGCGCTGGAGGCTTAACCCTTATCCCGAATAAATGAGCCCGCCAAGCGCGGGCTTTTTTCATTGCAGCCACATGCTTTTCACGAAACGCTCACAGAATGGAGCGCAGATTGAACGGACAAAAGGATTTGACCCCGTACGGAAAGCCCGCCCCTGAGCGGGCTTTTTGTTGCCTGCTACGCTTTTCCTCACGTAAAGGAGGACCAAGCCATGCCGACCAACGACCTCATCCCCTCCCTGATCTACAAGCTCAACGAAAACCAGCTCGCTATTGCAGAAGCAATTGAAGGCATCTCCTTTTGGATAGAGCAGCTGCATGGCCCGGCAGAGGATGCAGTCAGAATCCGCAATTCTCTGACCAAGCTCGATGATAATTTGGAGTTCATCACGCGCGGAGTCGCCGAACTGATGAATGACTAAGGCTGTCCAGCGCCGGGCTTTTTTCGCTCCTGCGACATGCTTTTCACGAATCGCTCACAGAATGGAGCGCAGATTGTCGCTACTCCTTACAGTCCTTAGCCCGCCCGCATGCGGGCTATTTTTTTGGTCGCTGTTTGGCTCTCCATCCGCACGATCGAAATCGAAGCCCGCCACTGAGCGGGCTTTTTTACGCCACTCAGAAAGGCGCCGGCTCCTCCACCGCTTCCAGCTCGTCGACCTCCATCACGCGACCTTCCTCCGCACTTGCTTCCCACCTCAGCGTCACCGACTCATCGTCGTTGAATGTCATGTCTATGCCGTCCGTCTCGGATAGCAAACCCATCACCTCCTCCCACTCTCGTTCACCGTCCGTGTCCAGACGGTGAATCGTCACCCAACGCTGAGTCTGCGCGACCGGATGATTAATCATCGACGAGACGCGCAACCCCAGCCGCTTTACCCCGCTGATCTCCTGCCGTTCTGCTGGTTTTTCCTGCTTCTTCGCCTTCGCCATTTCCAACCCCCAATCCTGTATATACATACAGTATAAACAAACTATAGCGAAGCTTTACAGAAATGTAACTACCCATTCCGGGCGAGTAGGGAGTGATGCCAAAAAAAGCGTACGCTAAATTAATTTAGCAATTGCTATTGACGCTATATTTAGCGATTGCTAATTTATGCCCATCGCAGCGACACACAGTCACCACGCAGGGCCCAACGGACCCGCCGCTCTTTAACAGTCAGCGCAACAAACAACAGACCGCATTGCCTCTACCGGCGACCGGCGAGCAGACAGGCCCGAAAGCCTGCCCACGACAGGAACAACCTGGACGGCTGCTCGATGGTGAAACGCCTTAACCGTGTGAATGACCCGGCAAGCAATGCGCCCCGCCCCTCCGGCGGCAATAGGAAGGACAGCATCACTTCTGCCCATTCACTGAGTGGGCAGCGGGATGTAGGCCTGCATCAAACGAAAGGCTCAACAGAGCAAGGTGACATCGAATGAATTAAGGAATCGCCCCATGACTGTAGACATCAGCAACTACACCATTGCCACCCCGCTTCCAATTTCCGAGACCAACCCGATCGCCCTGGAACTGATTGGGTGGCGCGCACTGATCGAATGCCCTGACGTCGTATCGATGCTCCCCGACGGCTCGCTTCAGATGACCGCACCAACCCTCGGCGCCTCAAGCAAGAGCACAAAACGCACGCGCTGCGAGTGGAAGGAGCCTGGTTACTGGCCGTTCTCCAGCTCCGCCGATCACTGGAACCGGCAAGAAATGCGACTGACGAAAGTCAACTCGCTGCAGAAAGTGGTGATCGCCCAGATTCATGTGCAGGGTTCCGAGCGCCCCCCGGTGAAGGTGTTTTGGAACAAGGGCAAAATCACCATGGGGTTCCGGTCGAGCTACCTGCAAGACGACCCAGTGAACACAACAGTGCTGGAAGACGTGCCGCTGGGTGCACTTTTCAAAATCAACATCCATGCGAATTCAAGCGGTGCCGTTTCCGTGTCGGCGAGCTGCAACGGCGTCAAATCCACTTCCGCAATCATGCGTCTCGACAGTACCTGGGACACGAAAACGCTCGCCTTCCACGGCGGCGTTTACAACCAGATCGATTACTCCGAAACGACCGACCCGGAAGACGCCTCGATCTGCATCATCAGCGACCTTTCAATTACCCACGCCTGATGCCCCTCAAGCCTCCATAGCCAATGCGGACGAATCTCCGGCTTATACCGGCCACCTGCATTTTTCAGCTCACTCAACACGGAGGATTGGCAGCCATGTAAACGACAGATATCGAAGCCCGCCCAATGGCGGCACCTGCGATCACGTAGGGAGGTCTTCATGACGCAAACAAAAGCCCGGTTCCGATCGGGCTTTTTTACGCCTGCCTTTATCCGCCAGCACTCTCCCCTGCGCCCAACGGCAACCAGCAGGAGGCCCGAGTGCTGACGAATAAACGCACCCCCACACCGAGGAATCGCCATGCATCAACTACTCCAACAGCGAGTCGACGGGGTTGCCGCCCTGCGTGCCCGCGCAAGCATTGCCACCGCCGCGTTCTACGCCATGATCGGCAGGGATCAGCCCGTGCAAGAGATTCGCTTCCAGGTCATAGCCAAGGGCACTAACGCCTATCACATCGTCGAACGCTCCACCGGCAAGGTGAAGGGTTTCCGCTGGACGTGGAAGGAAGCCATCAATCTGGCTCAGGTACTCGAAGCGCGCGCCGACGGCATCAAGCTCTCGTTGTCGGGTGAGCGGAAATGATCGATGTACCAATGCCCAACCCGCGAGACTCCATCATCGAGGACCTCAACCGAAATCTGGATCAGTTCTTCGGCTCTGGCAAGACAGCGCAGCAGATCGCCTCAGGCGTCAGCACTGAAGCGCCCCACTTCGGCACCACGCCGCACAGCAACAAGCTGCGCGCCGAGCGGGACAAAATCGCGCCCAGGCTTAAGGAGTTGGCCGAGGCAGGCACGCCCGTCGCCAAGGCCGCCAGAGAGTGCGGCATGGAAGCCAAGCGCGCCCGCCTGATCGCCCGGGAAAACAACTTCAAGTTCGCCTCGTGAGGCGCATCTACAACCAGGTGCGCCAGCGCCTTCGTCAGTCGCAATTCAACTTACCACCCAGCGGCCTACTGGCCAACCCGGAGCAACAGCCATGCCCACTCCTACCGATACCGCAGAGTTCCTTGAAGAACTCAACGGCGGCGCTTTCGCCAGCCAGATCGGCCACGCCCTTTCCGAAGTAGCTGCTGGGGTCGTTGACCACGGCAAGACCGGCAAGTTGGTGATCACCCTGGACTTCAGCCAGATCGGCGAATCGAGCCAGGTGAAGATCAAGCACAAGCTCGATTACAAAGTGCCGACCAAACGCGGCACCCGCAGCGAGAACACCAGTCTGGACACGCCAATGCATGTTGGCTCCGGCGGAAAGATCACCCTCTTCGCGGAGAAGCACGACCAGCTATTCAGCCGCGAACAAGCCCCTATCACTCCTCGCACCTAACCGCTCGACCATCAAGGAACTTTCCAATGTCTCTGACCAAAGAAGCGATCCAGCTCATCACCGACACCGCACTCGAAGCGAGTGGCAAAGCGCTGGCCACCCAAACGCCTACCATCGTGCTGCCCGATGGTTGCCAAGTAGTTACGCTCGAAAAATGGCAAGCCGGCCGCAGTCGTTTCCGTGGCATCTACTCCACCCATTCGTTGGCTGACTTCAGCGCCTATGTTGCTGATCGGGCGGTAGCGAATGCCAAGGGCTTCATCGATCAGGATGAAATGACCTGCACGCTGCTGTTCAATCTGGGTACCGACGCGTTGCCAGGCCACGCCGATGACCGTGCAGTACTTCGACTGAAGGCCTCGGCGGGTTACAAGGCGGCTCAGGCAATCGGCGGACGTGCCATGTCGCAAAAGGACCTCAGCGACTGGATTGAAGACTGGAACCAGTTTCTGACAGCCGCTGATGAAAGCGGGCAAACGATGACCATCGCCAAGGCCATCGCTGCTGTACGGACCATCACAATCAAGGCTGCGTCCGAGTCTGACCACTCCGTCGGCGAGACGAGCACCAGCCGAAGCTCGATGGACCAGATCGAAGCTCGCAGCAAAGAGACCTTGCCAACGAACCTTGTGTTCTCGGCAGTTCCATTCGAAGGGCTGCAGTCTCGCGACTTCACCTTCCGAGTTTCGGTCATCACTAGCGGCACACAGCCGGTGCTGAAACTGCGCTGGGTTGGTGAGGAGGTTCAGCGCGAAGAGATTGCGCAGGAGTTCAAGTCTGTTCTGGATGCTGCCGTCGGTACCCACGCCAAGCTGACACTCGGTACCTTCGATCCGAAGTAACGAATAGGCGGACATTCGCTCGAATGAACCCGCCTAACCCACTCTAAAAATGCCCAATTCCGAAGAAGCGTTTCAAGTTCATAACGACAGACCGCACTTCTTCAATTGTCGAAAATCCTACGCGCGGCCAGTCATATCGTGGGTGACGTTCAGTTGCCCTGCCATTCGCTGCCTTGAGTCCAGCTAGAAACTGGCGCGTCTCGACTTCGCTTTTCTGTGCCCTTGCTGCCATCGACTCAACATCGAATGCCACCTCACCACAGTTTCCTGATGCTACCCCCCGACGGTAAAGAGTGATCTTGCCTTTGGCCGCTCTTTTGCAGCGGACACTGCCGCCGTTATCGACTTCTTGAAGGGATCCGTAAATTTCGCCCAACAGACAACGGGCAGCTTCGAATACATCAACGTCCATGGGGCCACCTAACACTCAGATTTTCTATGCGACTTCAAACAATACCCTAGCCCATCCCCAGCTACTGCGCCGAACGCCTTCCACCTATTGCGCCAACCCTCAGGGCAGGAGAGCATTCAAATTCGATGAATGCCGCCACTCACAAGGAAGTCGTTATGAAATTGCCCGCCGTAAAGAAAGAAAAAATCGAGCTCGCGCTAAAGCAGTTCGACGAGAAATACCGGAATAGGACTAAGTGGAAAGGCTGGATGGGCACCCAATCGCATCGCTTTGCGATTAGCGCGAACAATCAACTTTACCCCGCGAAGCAGATCGTTTCTCTGGCTACAGGCATTCCAGTAGGTGACATCTCCGGTGGACAGCCTACAAACGGATACCTAAAGCGCCACGGGTTCATGATCGTTGACCTGCCGCAATCATCTGAACCAGAACTTCGATTTGTGATTGGCCAGGTTTACGACAGGCAAACAGAAATACATGATTTATTTGGTGGCAACCGCCAGAGCGGAATCTCAGCATCAGCAGAGTCACCGGCGATCTTTATTTTCACCGGTGACACGGGCGAACAGTATGGGTACACGGATAAGCGTGATGTAAATGGGGTTTTTGCCTACACGGGTGAAGGCCAAACCGGCGATATGACACTCACCAAAGGAAACCTTGCGATTCTCGAACACGCCGTAAAAGGTAAGGCTCTTCACATATTCGAGTTGTTAGGAAAAAGCCAGGGTCGTCGCTATCTGGGAGAGTTTTATTGCGCGAATCATGAGTGGGACCGTGGGCCAGACAAGGACGGGAATGATCGAAAAGTAGTCATTTTTAACTTGTTTCCTGTGGGGCTAGAAATCGACTTTCAATACATCGCTGATGATGAGGAGGAGGATGATCTGGACCCGAGCATGACGCTGGCCGAGGCAAGGCGACTAGCTCTAGCTGCTGCAAAAGCCGGTGCAAGCGCAGGCAAGGGATCCGCTCTTAGGACAGTTTATCGTCGAAGTAAACGCATAGCGGACTATGTGTTGAAAAGGGCACTCGGAAAATGCGAGAGTTGCAACGAGGACGCACCATTCAAAAAGAAAAATGGTTCACCTTATCTCGAACCCCACCACATCAATCGACTTTCCGATGGAGGCCTGGATCACCCTCGATACATTGGGGCGATTTGCCCAACTTGCCATCGTGAAATTCACCATGGCGAGAACGGCCATAAAAAGAACGAAAAGCTTAAGACTCACATCTTGAGCATCGAACCACAGTCGTAATCTACATATGAGAGCAATTGTATTAATAGTTGCTCTCACCTATTCCGCGGCAAGCCAGCAAGCGATTGCCCGGACGGTCCGAGCTACAAGGCGATAGGGAATAGCAAGGCGGTCACCGTCGTTCGCTGGATTGGGATTCGGATTCTTCGCCAGCTTGAATGACCGGCTGGAGACAAAGAGCCAATTGCTCGTTGCCGGGTCGGATATGCGGAACAACAGGAACAACATCCGGATGAGCCTCACGCTGCCCAGCGAGCCAGTGCCGCATCATCTCGACACAGTATCGATGTTCGCCAGTAGCTCTGGCAGCCGACACCCCGCTGATGTCGTAACGGCCGCATTCGACACAATCAACACCTACCCCACCTTGGGCGATATCCCACGCTTGAGCTGTAGAGCCGCAAATTATGCACTTCATGACCAACTCCAATGGCTGATCGCTGAACTATAGCTGGTCCTCCCCCCTTCCACCGCCCGGGCATGCCCCGGCATAGGACGCCCCAAGCCCACAGAAAACTGCAAGGCCAAGGGCAACCTATTCAGTCGAAACCAACGACTCAGAAGAAACGCCAACGCAGTTCGCAACTTCCAATGTTGAGATGCAAGGTGGTGCGGTGCTAAGGAGCTGACATCACCCCCCAACAAGATACGTTGAGGGCGGATTAATCAAATCCTCACTGTTTGGGCTGCGTTACAAAAACCATCACCTCACCCTTATTGAACACCGCAGGCACGAGTTTGTCAGTTTCGAGCACCGGTTGGTACAGATAGATCCACGCGGGCAGCGCCTTAGAAATTCTTGAAAAATTCTCGATATTAGTCTTCTTTTTATTCCAATCAACGATGACAGGAGCTACAACGTAGATCGGGCCATATGCCTTACCGCCAACAAATGCGGGAGCATCAACCAGTGGAGGGGGAGTGAATACGAAAGATTTAACAGGATTTAAGAGCGTGTTCATCTGGTTATCACCGTACGGCATGCGTCTTGGTTCTGCCTTCCAAGTCCACTCGTGCTTAAGGTTATTATCAAGTTCTGGCCAGAAAGATTTATTCTCCAGTAGTGCCTTTGTCTTGGCGACGGCTTCCTCACTACCAGCCGCTTCTGATTCGGGCACCCAGACCACGAACTGACCGTAACGACCAGACTCTGCCTGTCCAATTAGTCCCGTGAAGCCGCCTAGCGCACCGATGGCATAATAATCGAGCGCACCATCGATCAACCCGGTCTTTTGAGCAACCTGGCTTTTAGTACCGCCCTGTTGCACCTTTTTATAGGACACGTCACGCACGCCTTGGATCTGTGTCTCGTTAATTATCAGCATTGCACGAGAGGGCGACTCATCCTGCGGCATCGAATTGCAGCCGTAGAGTGTGACTGAAACTAATCCCAAGCAAAACATTTTCATTAAGTTCATGTTCGTATCCCAACGATAAAAACTGCAGATCCATCATAGATATATTTATTAACATTTCGATAACACAATCAAAGAGCCCTCCCTGGGCTTCATCAAAATCCATTTTATTGCTTTACATCTAGTTTTTCTCTTATTTAGTTTGAATTTGTACGATTAGCTAGCCGGCTCACCAGACAGTCACCCAACAATAGCAAATTGACACGTTTTTTTGACCAAGCACACTGAAAGAACTCCATCCACTCGAAACGACTGATCGCGCTGCACCCGACGCTTGGAAAATACTGTCCGGCCCCCCCATGCAATACCCCTCCCCCTTCAAAGTCAGCCGCTATATCGGCAAGGAATCGCTATGCCTGAAGCAATGAAGAAAGCTTGGCCAGAACACTATCGCTACGTCGACACCATTGTCCCAGAGGGTCTTGAGGCTCACTGCATTACCTACCAGGTGATCGACGAAACCGCGCAGTGCTACTACATCGGTGACAAGCATACCTGCGACCTAGTCAGCGGCCCGCAATACAGCTGGACCACCGAGGCTGTAAAGAAGCGTCGCAAGCGCGTGCTGAAGGAAGGCGCTAGCTGGGGTCGCCGCTTCGCCTACACCGACAAGGCATTTGCGCTGCGCTCTTACAAGGCGCACAAGTCCTGGCAACTGCGGCATGCGCAATTGTCTATGGAGCGGGCTAAGGCGGCTATTGGGTATTTCAGCAACCTTCAAGTTGAAAGCACGATTCCGGCCGGGGCCGTGACTATCCCGAGCGAATACATTCAGGGCTTGGGTTGGGGGATTGCTGATGATCCTCATACCCATAGCAGCGCCACTCTACATGCTCTGGCTCATCTACAAGGGTCCGCGGAAATAAGGGTCCACCCCACCAGTCACCTCAGGGGAGAAAGCGTGTACGCAACTGGCGAGGCGAACCAATAAACCGTAGCTCACCCGTTCAGCTCGCCTGACGCCCCTCATCTGATTTCACAATTCACTTACCAGCCTGCCGATGAACGGCGGGCGAGGAATTCGTATGTCCCAAGAAACCCTCAAAGCCTATCAGGTGGGCGACAACGACATTGTTGCTGCATACGACCCGGCCGGCGCAATCAAAGCGCTCTGCAATTTCAGTGGCTACCCGCACAGCGAGTTTGATCTCGAAGACGTGGACCTGGTCCACGAAAGCGTACTCGACAACACGGAGGCCTTTGACCAGGACGAAGGCAAGACCGTGACTCTGGAAAAGACTCTGCGGCAAGAACTTGAAGAGCTCACCGAACCAGCCTACCTGCACGGCTGGGAATAACCCACTCTCCACCTTCTGCCGCCACGCGCGGCATGGAGCATTTATGTCTGCAGAACTGGCGCAGGCGCCCTCCCGGCCCCGGCGCGAAAGCATCCTCCCCCGCTTCATCCGTGCCGGCGCCGCGCCTATCTACTTGGGCATGTGCCGTGCCGAATTCGACAAAACCGTACGCCCTTATGTCAGTGAATTCCCGATCGGCGAGCGCGGTGTCGGCTTCGACCGGCAGGAACTGGATGACTGGGCAACGGCGTACGTCGAGGCCAAAGCAATTGATAAAAAACGCGCCCCGGAGCAACAATTGCCCCGCAGCGAGCGCCAGAAAGGAGATAAATCATGGCGCGAAAATCAATCACAGGCCTCTCCGAGAGGAAAGGCATCTGGCATATCGACAAGAAAATCAACGGAGAACGACTTTACGAAAGCACTGGAACTGGTGACCGGGAAGAAGCGGAACTCTACCTGATTTACCGGCTGGAGCAGATCCGGCAACAGAAGGTGTATGGCGTAAAGAAGGTGAGGATCTGGCGGGAGGCGGCGACTCGCTTCCTGCTGGAGTTCAAAGACCAGCCTTCAATCAAACTTTCAGCGCACCACCTTTCTCAGCTGGATCCGTTCATAGGCGACATGCCGCTGACCCACATTGATGACCAGGCCCTGGTGCCGTTCATCAAAGACAGGTTGGCGACCAAGAAGCTCGAGGACGGCAAGGTCAAGAAAGGCGTCAGCAACAGAACGGTGAATATCTCGATCGAGCGTGTAGTTCGGGTTTTATCGTTGTGTGCCAGGAAGTGGCGAGACGATGAGCGCAGGCCGTGGCTGGACAGCGTGCCGATGTTCACGAAGCTGGAAGAGAAGAAGTCGAGCCGTAAGCCGTACCCGATGTCATGGCAGGAGCAGTCGATTCTATTTGCGGAATTGCCGGCCCACCTGCAAACGATGGCGCTGTTCAAGGTGAACACCGGCACCCGGGAGCAGGAAGTCTGCAAGCTGAGATGGGATTGGGAGATTTCGGTACCGGAGCTCGGCACCAGCGTATTTCTGATTCCGGCTGATTTCGGCGGCAGGCACGAACGGTCTGGAGTGAAAAACGGTGATGAGCGGCTGGTCGTGCTCAACAACGTGGCCAAGTCGATCATTGACCAGCAGCGCGGCCTGAGTAAGGAATGGGTTTTTCCTTACAAGGACTCCGCAATGCACCGGATGAATGACTCGGCGTGGAAGAAGGCACGGGTGAGGGCGGCGAAACTCTGGCAGGAGGAAAACCTTCGCCCCGCTCACCCAGGTTATGCATCCATCAGGATTCATGACCTCAAACACACGTTTGGCCGGCGGCTACGCGCAGCAGGCGTTACCGAGGAAGACCGCAAGGCACTTCTGGGCCACAAGAACGGCAGCATTACCAGTCACTACTCGGGCGCTGAGCTCGGGCATCTGATTGAAGCTGCGAACATGGTATCAGCAACAGATTCGCGTGGACCGGTCCTGACAATCTTGAAAAGGAAACAGGCGTGAAAAATCGAGAAGTCACGCAAAAGTCACGCACATGAAAAAGGCCAATGCTGTGAACATTGGCCTAAGTCATTGAAAAATATGGTCGGGACGGAGTGATTCGAACACTCGACCCCTAGCACCCCATCTCCTTTTTCATACTTCTTGAAAGCTTCCAAAATTTTACTCTGGATTTTTTCAAGCTAGTATTTACTTGAGCTCCAGCGGTGTTCTGCTCTACGAGAGTCCAGGAACGTCCATCAAGAGCCGACGTTTTTGTGGGGGTAAAAGTAGGGGGAACCCATTTTATGGCCAAAATCACCATCAAGGAACTCGAGTCGCTGACCGCCAATGATGCCGGCCGGATCCTCAGGGAGGATGGCAATCTCGCCGGTCGAATCTCCGTCCGTAAAGACGGTGTGTCGGTCAGCTTTTTTTATCGCTATCGGTGGGGCGACCAGAACAAAGAGTACTCCTGCGGCTCCTGGCCGCGCAAATCCCTGACGGACATCCGTAAGGCGCGTAACCAGGCCAGGGCACTCATTGATGAGCAGATCAATCCCAACGAACACAAGAAAACCGCCAAGGCACAGGCATACGCCGCGGCTAACGTAGAGGCCGAACAAGTAAAAACGACGAAGGTGCAAACGCTGACCGTCCAGGATCTGGCCAAGGCTTGGCTGCTGGATGGCGTCGCGCGCAAAGACGGCAATGCCGAGTTGCAACGACGCTTTAATAAGGACCTTTACCCAGCGCTCGGCAAGACCGCGGTCAGCAGTGTGTCCGAGCATGATGTTCGGGCGCTGATCCGGGCCGTGGTCAACCGCGGCGCTCACCGGCAAGCCATCAGCTTCTTCGCCGACCTCACCCAGATGTTCAGCTGGGCTAGAAAGCGCCAACCTTGGCGGGCGCTACTGGTTGAGGGTGATCCGACTGAACTGGTCGACATCTCCCCGTTGATCCCTGCCGACTACGAAGCGGAAAGAAGCCGCATCCTTTCCCCGGCTGAGCTGTTGGAACTGCACAAGCGCTTCCAGCAAATGAGCGCCGATTACAACGCCCTCCCCGCTGGTCAAAAGTACGACGGCATTCGGCCGTTAAAAAAAGAAACTCAACTCGCGCTGTGGATCAGTCTGGGCACCCTGTGCCGGATTGGCGAGTTGCTGCAGGCCGAATGGAAAAATGTCGATCTGGACCGGCAGACCTGGTTCCTCCCCAGCGAGAACGTCAAAGGCACCCGGGGCAAGAAACAGGACCACCATGTCTTCCTCTCCCCCTTCGCCCTGCATTTCTTTCAGGAACTCAAGACCCTGACGGGAGACTCCCAGTGGTGCTTTCCGAACAAGCAGGATGATGGGCATGTGGACGTAAAGGTGGTGAGTAAACAGGTCGGCGATCGCCAGGCCCGGTTCAAAAACCGCAAGGCCCTCTCAAGACGGCGTCACGACGACACGCTGGTCCTTGCCGACGGCCAAAACGGCGACTGGACGCCGCATGATCTGCGCCGCACGGGCGCGACCATGATGCAGGCTTTGGGGGTCAACCTGGACGTCATCGACCGCTGCCAAAACCATGTGCTGGCCGGCTCCAGAGTGAGACGCCATTACCTGCATCACGACTATGCCGAAGAGAAGAAGTGTGCCTGGAACCTGTTGGGCGATCGACTCAGCGCCGTGCTGTCCTCAACCTACGAGCACACACCGACCGAGTCGATGATGTCTTTTCCAACGTACACCGCGACTAGATCACTGCTGCCTTCATAATTGGAATTTCCAATACCGAATACTCATCGTTTAGGTGGTACGGCCTAGTGCTAACTTCGGATGGATTCCGGCCCGACTCAACCGACAGAAAGCAGCCGAGCCTGTTGAAAACAGTCGGCCTCGGTCTCCTTAGCCGAAAAGTACGCGCCTGAAATTGAAATCCTAAATCTAAGCAGAGGCTTTCCAAGCTGAATTTTCACGTAGCAGCGTGCTGAAAAGACGCCCTCATCGATCAATATTCCGGCAGTTTGGGAAAGATGCGATAGCAACTTCGTCTGCTTCACCGAGACGCTCAACGTTGTCTGAATAATTTTCGTCGACGCCGCCGATGTGGGTGCAGTTACGCGTGAAAAAACGAGTCAAATTTAACTTGATCCAAAACGGTGAGCCGATATGTGATTTTCAATTTACCCACTTGCCTGACTCTCGAATCACTCCTCCCCAGAAATACGCGAAGAGCCTTTTTTCAGACGGTGCTCCAACTGTCGGCGAGTAACATCCAGAAGCCACGCAGCCTTCGAGATGTTGCCATCGGCCCGGGTAAGTGTATGACTGACCGACATATCGATCAGTTCTTCCAGCGGATGTTCATCCAGCCAACGCTCGATGATTTGCTGACGTTGTTGTGCGGAATCGAAGCTCCTTGGTGATTCCGACTCCTGAGCCTGCGAGAGGAACAGGTCGCTAAGGCCGATTGGCTCGTTATCATCGGCCAGCACAACTCCGCGCTCGATGATGTTCTCCAGCTCTCGTACATTGCCCGGGTAGTTGTACTCCAGCAGCGCCCGAACAGCCGACCGCGAAAGTCCCTTGATCGAACGTTGATGCAAGGTGGAGAAGCGCTTGATGAAATAACGAATGAGCAAAGGAATGTCTGTACGCCGTTCGCGCAGAGCCGGTATGTGAATGGGCACTACGTTGATGCGATAGAATAGATCTTTACGGAAGCGGCCCTGCCGGACGTCCTCTTCCAAATCCGCATTGGTTGTGGCGATGACCCGAATATTGACCGGGTATGGAGCATCGCTACCCAACCGATCCACCTCACGCTCCTGCAACACGCGAAGCAACTTTTCCTGTGTCTCCGAGGTCAGGGTACCGATTTCGTCAAGGAACAACGTGCCGCCATTAGCCTGTTCGAAACGCCCGGGTCGGGTACGCGTAGCACCGGTGAAGGCGCCCTTTTCCACCCCGAACAGCTCCGATTCGATCAGCGTTTCTGGTAGCGCGGCGCAGTTGACGGCCACGAACGGTTTGTCTGCCCGGTGGCTAAGCTGGTGCAGCAGTCGGGCAAAGCGCTCCTTGCCGACGCCGGTCTCACCCTGGAAAAGCACGGTGACATTCCGTGTCGCGATCTTTTCGATCCGCCGGCAGGTGGCGAGAAAACTGGGGTCGGCCCCAATCAGGTCAGAGACAGCCAATGCGTCATCGAGTATCGGGTCGTTCAA